GGTCAGAACAAAAAAAGGTTTTTATAGGGCAGACCCAGAAAGTTTAGAAATGTATACTCGTGAACTAGAAGAAATCAATGATTTTATTAATCAACACATTGAAGCTTTGATTGGTAGGTTTGTTGGCAAAATTCTAGTGATGTAATAGACTCAGAAGTCTAATTTAAGTTTTATCATAGCTTTATCCGATGATTTTAACTTATATGGTTGAGCTAGATTAGTTTTAGTTATAACGTTCAGATTGTCATCATGGATGTTGACACTTGTTATATAAACAAACTTTCTGTCTTCTTCATTGATGTTCAAAGAAACAGAACTGGATAGTTCTAAGAAACTTGGGTTTGATGAAGAGGTAAACTCATAGGGAGGAATGAACAGATTTAGGTTTAACACATGTACGTTTCTCATTCCTTCAAAACTAACCCTAAATTCATTTTTACCAAAGAAATAGAGAGAAGGATGTTTTATCAAAACTATTCCTTCGTTGTAGAACACGTTTCCTATTGAGTTCCAGGTTGCATGTCCTAAACTTCCAGAACTGTCTGCTCTGTAAAGATTACCATACCCATCATCTCTAAGAGTTATTCTTACAGTTCCATCTGAACCTGATAGATCTGTATCCACAATAGTTAAACTGTTGGGTTTTATCTTATCACCATAGAACAGGTTGCTGATATTAAACATAACAACCTGTCTTGAGGAACTATCACCTGTTCTTTGTTGAAGAGTATAAACTTGGTTGTCTGTTATACTTGCGCTGATGTTCTCAGGTCTTGAACCAACTAGATCTGAAGCCAAACTCCCAGACAAGTTGTTATAAGCTTCTGTTCTTGAAGGAAGTATATCATTCAGGGTTATTTTTGACAGGTCTTGACTACCAAAATCATTAACAAATCTAGTCTTGGTTAAACCACTAAGCCAATCATAGTTTGGAAAATAGTTTCCGTTGTCAGAAGGGAGAACAGTAAGAGAAGCTTTCTTAACGGAACCTGTTGAGTAGAGTATCTCATTAGCAGTTATCGGAGTATTTAGACTATTCAACAGGAGGCTACCAGTGAGCTCCCAGAGGCGCGGATATATTCCGTTGACCATTTCCCTGGTATTATTTTCCAGGTTGATATAATGACCTCCTAGACCGTATGCTAGGTCTTTGTTGAACGGAGTATTAGTAGTTCCATCTTCTGTTTGGAATGGTGATATTAACACTCCTCCGTTAGCTGCATGGAATGTTCTGATTGGAGATTCATAAGTAAAAAATGGAGGTAGATAGAATATCAATCCTTGTGTTGATGGTAATGGACTGTTTGTTTGTAGGAATCTTATCTCTGAATCTGTTATGTATCTGTTGTAGATTTTTAGTTCAGATAGTTCACCACTGAATGTATGATCAAAGAAATAGCTGGAAGGTGCAAACCCTGTATCCACTGTTAGTTGTTCTATTCCTTCTCTTGTAGCAATGGTTGAAGTAAAGAATTTACCTGTTGACGCACTTCCAGAGTTAGTTCCTTCATAAAAATTACCAACACAAAGAACGTTTGGATTATCTCTACCAGGAGAAAAACTTAGAGGAACTATTGTAGAACTACTGATAACGAAGTTACCTTTGTTGTTTCCATCAACATAGAAACTACCAGTACCATTATTAACTGCTAAACCTCCCCATCTAACAGAAACATGATGCCAGTGGTTTTTTAACAAACAGTTGTTATCTGATAAGAAACTACCTGTTGGGAGAGAATTAAGGTTTATAGTTGATGGGGAGATATCACAACTAGCACTTGTTTGTAACAACAGTCTGTATCCTAGTGGTTCATCTCTTTCATTCTTCAGTGAACCAGTTAATACAGACAGTGCAAACACAGAACTAAGGTGAAATATAGTAGCAGCTTTAGTATTGGTATATCCAGGTTTAACCCAAAGATCAAAACTAAATCCAGTTGGAGGAATAAATCTTCCTGTTATTGTACTATCTGAACCAACAGTTATTAAGTTCGGATATAACAGTACAGAACTTGTAGGAGTACCTGAACTACGAAAGAAGTTTAAACTATTGAAGTTGTTGTAACTAAAATCAAACGTAGTTGATTCTGGTTTGTAAAATGGTATTAAAACCTTTTGTAAGTTTTTCTTTAGTTGTTGAGCTTTGTCAATATCAAAACCTGGAACTTCTCTATAAATCAGAACTTTTTGTTGTTTGTTTTGATTGGTTGGTTGGTTATTAACTGCTGTTAGAAAACTGTTTAGAGTGTTGTAGTTTGAACTAGATACCCTAGCTGAGTTCTTAGCACTGTCTAAATAATCATTTAAATCTGTTTGTTCCGTAAACACAGAACTACTGGAAGTTAGTTTTATCTGTTTTTCCCTTAGAATCCTACGTGGAAAAACATACAGGTCTCCTGTAACACCAGAAGAACTACTAGTATAGTTTCTTTTTGGGTTGGTGTTGAGACTGATTGTTTCAATGAATTCTGGATAGATTTTTTGCAGAGTCATCAGAAATCATTTGCAACCTCTATTACAAAGGATCTTTGGTTGTCTTTCATCACAGGTCTTGAAAGTTTGCCATTCCATAAACATCTGCCAAGAGCATCATATCCACCAATACTTGTAACAAAGGTGAATGATTTTTGTCTAGCTTCTTGCCCTGGTTCAATCACAACTATCCTGTTGTTTGCATCTGTATAGGTTGGGTTGGATGAATAGTTGAATTCATCTGCATCAAATCTACAATAATAGATTGTACTGTTGATGGTTGTTAGGTTCTTGAATGCTATTGCTGTTTCATTTGACGAACTAAATCTAACAGTACATATATGATCAAGGATATCATCCAAACAAGCAGAAACAAAAAACTGATTACAATTTCCAGTAAATGTTTCTGTTCCTGAATCATTTACCACTCTTATCAATCCTGTCATGGATTGAGAAACATAAAATATTCTCTGAGTATCAAGAATAGCTATTCCTCTGTCAAGATACAGTAATCCTACTGGATAACTTGTGTTACTTGAATCAACTAATACTGATACTTGACCACCTACACTTGTTTCAATGTTTGAGGTTGAACCTACATCCGTGTAGATCTTTGAAACAGATGGTGGTCCAACCAAATAAGAAGAAGTACCAAAAGCTTTGATAGCAAAACTTTCTCTTTTTAATCCATCTCTTGCTACAAGCCTAGTAAATGTAAGAAACAATGGTTCTCTAATATAATAAACAGATGAAGCCTCTGTTATTTGAAAATCAAGGTTACTATTTCCAAGAAGTGTTTGGGCAAATTCTCTATAGATAAAAGTCTTTTCTCTCATCATCAAACTTTGTGAAGGAAAATATTGTTTTCCTGTTCTTGAATCTGTATAGGTAACTGAACCAGAAACCAAACTGCTTCTAGGACTCAACCCAAAAGTGATGTTCATGATTGGGTTAGCGGTTTGTAGACTATAGTCTTGATCAAACACAGTATGCCAAAGGGAAGAAGTAACTCCTGGTCCTACTCCTCCAGTAACAAAGGTTTCTGATTTTCTTCTTGTAGCACTAGAAGAAATATCTGTTTGTAATACATCTGTTATGACTTCAAAATAGTCTTGGGTTGTTTTGATATCATTAGGACCGAATTCTTTAAAGGTACTCATAGTTGTTTATTCTTCTAGTTATGATGTTTTGGTTATTGATACTTCTATATCAAGAACTGCACCACTTTGTATCCCTGCAATTTTAATATAACACTTGATGATGTTTTTGTTGGTTCTAGTACCGTAGATCTGAAAGTCTGTTTCTGAAATTGATTTTGTCTCAACTGTGAAACTTAAACGACTACCACCCAGCGTTGTTTCTCCTGAATCTCTAGTAAGAAAATATAGAGCATTATAAGTTGCGTCAATATCATCAGGTGGTATACTTCTGATCTGTAGGAATCTACTTGGCAAAGTAATCATAAAAGATTGATCTCTGAGTTCTAGATCTATTGTTGTTTCATTTAAAATGTCTTGAAAGACAGTTACGGTTCTTCTCTTAACAGTTGTGTTACCAATAGAGATAGCGTTTGTAGAAGCATCCACTCCTTCTCCTGTGATTTTTAGAGTAGGTAATCTGATCAAAGCGGGGTTGCTAATACTCATCAGTTTATATTTTTGAGAAAATTGCTGAGAAGTTAAAGCTTCAAACACTGGAGTATTAACCACAATCTTAGCTTCTCCATTTGTTTTACCAAACTGTTGTATGATTGAATAATCTACTTCTTCATCAGAAGCAGCCCATTTAACAACAGAGAAACTGCCATCATTTCTTGCAATAGCTTGTCTCCCTGCATCTGTTATAACTGCATCAACAATAATATTGTTAGTATCGTTCTGTATAATTCCCACGGTTATTACTCTCTGTTCCTTAAGCTAATATCAAAAGTTGCTTGTTTTTGATTGTCAATGTTTATCATTACTAATGAATATGTATCGTTTGCACCAGTTTTTAAAAACTCTAAACTTCTTGAATCCTTGTCTGTTAGTTCAATAAACTCAGGATTAAAATACAGATCAACACCTGTAAATTCTTCTGTTTTCATTGAATCTACGAAAGCATCTTGATTTAGAAACAAATTTGGATAAGCTTTAGGAGCACCCGAAACAGATATTAGTTTCTTTTTAAACTTGTTAGAGTTCCAGGTTATTTCCAACTGCATAGAATATCCAGAACTATAACCATGAGCATCTATGGAACAAACAGAATAGATCATTGTATCTGTTTTAACAAACCTGTTATCCCAATGGAATAATGGTGGATTGTCTATAAACTCTATTACTTCTGGGTTTGGTTGTTCAGCAGAAACTGTTCTTATTGTGCTGTTATCAAAATCATACATTTTAATCAATTCAAAAGGCTCTGTGATAGTTCTACGTCTAAACACTTGAAATTTTTTAATATCTCGTTGTTTGTTAGGAGGGAAACTCCAACTTATCTTAGGAAGATTTTTAACAAAATCCCAGGTGATATCAAAATCTGTAACTACTGGAGGGGGAGTTGTTTCAATGCATTCAACCTCTAATAAGTTACTTAGTTTTGATCCAACTAGAAAAGAAAACACTAGGTATTCATTTGTTTCACTGTTTAGGCCAGTAAATTCAACATAAGCTACTGTTCTAATCCTATAGCAATAAGTCTGATCATATTTAACGTTGATATCTTCTGTTTTACTTATAGTAATATCTTCAATGAACAGTGGTTGTTCAAATAAATTTGTTGACTTGTTAAATTTTTCAATCACATAACCAACAGGTTGAAATATAGGTTGATAGTTTGAATCTGTTTTTATGTTTCTTAGTGAGAAGATTTTATCTAACTGGTGGTCATAATCTTCCATTGAGAATACATTTGTATTTCTTTTTTCTTTGGCTTCACTAGCCATTGTAACAATCTGTTCTCGTTCTTCAGGAGTTAAAAAACTGTTGAAACCAATGTTGTTTTCATCTATAGTTTCAATGATTTTGTCCATGAACTTAGGGGTTATTCCAACTGGAAATATCAGGTCTTCATTTTTAATATTTGTGCTATCGGTGTCAAAATAAACTCCAAGACCTTGTTTTTGTGAGTGTACTAAACTTCCGATAAACTGTTGGTCAAGTTCTTCATCGGTTTGTTCATAGAGAGATTTAGTACGATCTAACAAACTTCCTGAAGACAAACCTGTAAAACTAGTTTCAAGAAGTTGAAAAACATCTTGATTTATTCCAGTTGATTGATTTAAATCAATAGTTTTTAGGTTATGATTGTTAAACTCATCCTCTTGAATAATAAGATCATAGTGATCGCCTATGATGATTGAATCAACTAAAGCTCTTCTGTTCCATATAACATTAGGAGTCCAGGTCAAACTTATTTTTCTTGAATCAACTAGACTTGGGTTGTTTGTTTTTTCATCTCTTTCAAAATAATTGTATACAAATCTTCCTCTAAGATCTTCAATCTCTGGAATATCAATTATTGTTGATTGTTTGGTGGGTAGAATTTGTATTTTCTTTGCGGTTACCATAGTGTTTATTTCCCAACAGTAAAAAACATATCAACTAGAACAAGATCGTTTTTATCAAAACTAATCCTGTCATTAACAATTTTTATTTTTTCTAGTGTTTGAGCTCCAAGACTATTTTTATTTGTTTTACTGTAGTCAATTTCAAACTGGTTTAAATCAACTAGTAGAAACAAAATTCTATCAAATAATTTCTGCCCTGTCAACACAGAGGTTAAATTTCTTACATCAAGGCTATTAAATAAATTATCTTTAGTTTTGTTTGTAAAAAGTTTTGGGGTGATAAAAAATTCTTCTTCATACATCTTGATCCCAGAAACTAAACACATATATGTTTTCAACAACTCACTTGTTTTATGATTCTTTAGTTCTTCTTTTTGGGCTAGAGTATCGTTGTATCCCTCAGTTATAGAAAAACTACTATCAACATAGGTGGTACCAAAATTGTTTTTTATTACTTGATCAACTGAGTTATAAAAACCAGTTAATGTTTGTTTTAAGTTGAAGATATTAAGATCAAAAAGATAAGATTGTGGTTTTAACACAATGTTTGGATATTGTAAAAGTTTACAAAAAACATTGATTTTTATTACTGAAGTTTCTTGGTCTGATCCTGCATCTTCTGTAACAATAATGTTCTTGTTTAAATTTTCTACAAATCCATTGGGTAAACCTACTCCAAAGACCTTGAAATTATTCTGTCCAAAGTTTTTTGAAAAATCTATTACTGTTTGTTTCTCAAGCTGAGTTACTGGCAATATTCCATAACTTCCATCAAACTTGTTTTTAAATCTACCTGAACTAACAACAGATAAAGCTAGTTTTGTTTGATATTCTGTTACAAAACTAGACTGAAGGAAATAAGGTTCTGCTAGTTGTTGAATGTTTGAAAATCTTGAATTAAGTTTGTTGAAACAATTCAATCCTTGTTTAATAAATGTTGTTTCTTTCTCTAGTACGTTGAAAATTGTTGTGTATTCTTGAACTGGATTTGTACGGTTTGTTAGTAAGTTATGAAGTCTATCAAACTCAGAAGTATCAAATTCAATGTTGAAACTGTTGTTTATTACAGGACCAACAAACTCATATGGAATAAACATGGTTGATAATCCTATCATAGTTTGATAGAACAAAAATAACATTGTAGAAGAACTAAGAAAGTTAAATCTTGTTCTTCCACTATCGTCTTGTAAGAGAAAAATTTTTGTTCCATTTGATGAGTTAATATTCTCTAACTCAAGAATGAAATCAATGAACATTTTAAACAATGAATTTTTTGAACCAATTGGATCTGCATTTACAAAACCTCTTAAAGTTTCTGTTAGATCTTGAGTATAAATTCTAGTTAAACCAAGGGTTGTTATTAAACTGGTAAATGAAGAGTTTAAAACATTAAGTTCGTTGTTTGAATTTGAAGAAAGTAAACCAACAACCCTGTTAACAATTAAAGTTATTACTGGTCCTATTTCTTCATAAAGAACATCTATATCAATTTCTGTTCTTTGAGTATCTTTTCTGTAGGAACGTATAAAAACATTGTCCTCTTCCCCAAAAGTTATAATCAACCCTGCTAAAAACAGGTATTTAAACAATAGATACTGTAGTTGACTATCTTCAGATGCTAGTTTAAACAGTGCGTGTGATATGTTATTTGTATTTCTTCCAGCCAAAGTTTGCCCAAACTGGATAGCAAGACTACTAAACACAACACTAGAAGTTTGCGGCGTAACATCCAGAGATAATAATTTAGTCAGAATATCTGTTAGTTCTGTTGTGTTTCTTGATAAACCTATTGTAAAAACATCAAGGTTTATACGATCAGCAGTGTCAAGAAAATATTCGTGTCCTGGTATGAACACAGAGTTTGTAGTTTGTTCTTGAAGATATTTGTTTTCAAATGGTAGAACTTTTTGGTTTACATAATTTAGTAAAGAAACTATTGAATTGTTTGTGGTTGATACAACTGGATCAAATATTGAAGCTCCAGTGTCACCAAATATATTATCAAAAGGATTTCCATCTGGATTAGAACTCGCCCCGAACACTTGAACTAGTTTTGCTCTTGTTTGGTTATTGGAAAGATTTTTTGAAATCAATAGTTCTTTTGACAGCAGGTGAACCATTAATTTTATTTTATCCAAAGGCTGAACAGGCAATCTTGTTGCTAAGTTTCTAAATACTCCTTCATTTAATAGATTTTTAATTGTAGAGTTGGATCTTAATTGCTCTACTTTTAAACTGTCATTATTAAAAGTTTTATCATAAGTGTAAGGATCAAGATCGTTTACTCTATCTAAATCCCTAATAGCCAATAGATTACTAGAATAATTTTCCAGAGCATTTCTTAGGTCAAGAGTAAGTTGACCAAGTATTTTTGTGTCTGTAAAACTATTATAACTTTGGGTTGAATATCCAAGATAGTTTGAAAACATCTGTTTAAAACTTAAAAATCCATCACCAAAATAACTGTCTGGTATTGATTTTATATCAAACAATGCTTTGATTGTTTTTTTCTTTTGTGATTTAATTTTTTTATTTTGAATATCATTAAAACAAGTTTCGTACTGTTGTCTATAAGACAAATCCAACTGTTCAAAATTAACAATCTCTGATTCAGACAGTGACCTTGAAGCTACCATAGAAACATCTAGTTTGAGTTTTCTGAGTTTATAGTTGAAATCCGCTAGTTTACCAAGGTCTGTTAGTTGATTGTTTGTATCAATTAAATTTTTTGGTGAAAACTGTAATAAAATTTCAGGTCTTAAAGCTGATAAACCTTGGTTAGTAATGTTTCTAGTTTCTGGATTGTTAGCACCACCAAATTGAACAGTCAGATTTTCTGTTTGATAAACAGTAGGAGGAATATTTCTATCAATAAAAACTGTAGCCGTTCCAGTTCTTTGAACACTAACTCCTGGTGCAAGTGTTGTGTTTGTGGTAGTAGACATTTGAAATCCACTAGTTACAGGAGGTTGCGGAACAGATGCACCTGGAACTAAAAAAGTATTAGTTGTAGTGGAAGTTTGAAACCCTGTAGTGGGAATAGGTGCTGTAGCTGTTGGAAGAGGAGCAGAAGAAGGTTGTGTGTTTAAACCACCATAAACTGCTGAAGTATTGTTTCTAACAGGTATTCCAAAGTTGTTTCCCATATGTTATATCTATGATGTATAAAATATTTTGTTTTGCGCAAATACTTCACTAGAAGTACCATCAATATATCTTACAACAACAGAATATAACAAGTCTTGCTCGTCTGGTTTTACTGTGTCAATAAATTCAAAGATATTATTTAAAGCATGATGAAAACCCGCTATCCTTTTTACAGAAGAAAGTTTAACAGACTTATAAATCTCAAAACTATCAACAAAAGAAAGATCACTGATACTCCACTGAACCAACACTTTGTCTTTGGATAGTTTAACTGGATTAACTGACTGAATATTAGTAGTGGTAGTTCTGTCTCCTATAGTGAAAACTTCTGTTAGTTGTGTTCTGGAAAGTTCGGATATTGTAAATGGAGAGTAAGCAAAATTTCTTTGTTGTTCATTTGAAAATATAATGGTACCTTGGTTCAGTATTACTGGATTTAACCATTTATAAGGGCTGTAACTGTATTCAACTCCAGTGACAGAACTATCTGTAACAACATAGTTTGGTAACAGGGTAATAATGTTTCTAACAAATGTGTTGATGATATACCTATATTGATTTTTTGGAACTAACAATTTAGCACCCATTAAATCTGAGTTTCTTTTATCGTCAAATCTGCTTGTGTTAGTCAAAACCCCCAGATCTTCTTGTTCACCTGTTGTAATGTTTTGTCTGATAATTTGGTAAGAAACAATTCCTTGAAGATCATCTAGGTTTATTGATTCTTCAAACAATCCAAATCCTCTTTCCCCAATAAATGTTTTAAGTTTTGTTTGAACAGATTCAAGAAATTCACTTGTTAAAACAAATGTGATATTGTTGTCTTGTTGTGATATTTCAGAAATTCTTGTTGTTAAGTTTATTTTTTCTGGGGCGGTTGAAATGGGTACTCTGATATTGTTTTCTGTTGTTGAAGAAAATTTATTACCAAAACCATCATAGTATTCAAAACTATACTTATAAATCTTACCTTGTTGAACCAAATCATCTATAAAAGTAAAATTGTTTTGGGGATTAAACAGTTTTATTATCTGATTGTTTCTGTATAAAACAATAGATTTTATTTTTGTTGTAATGTTAAAAAAATCAACTCTTACCTTGTTTTCATCTAAAATAAATAAATGAATAAATGGTTGTGGTTTGGATTGTTTTCTATTAGAAGAAATTACTACATCAGTAAAATCAGAAACCAAACTACCAGCTAACACAAAAGGAACAACTCTGTATTGAATATCATGATATAAAACAGTTGTTTCGTCTATAACTTTATAAACTTCTTTACCTGTACCAGAGGCATAGTAGTTTTTTATAAACTCATACTTGTTTGTTTGTTTGTTTTTCCTGAACAAACTAAAACCTTTTCCTTCGGATTGTTGAACATAAAATATGTTTCTTCCAAGAACATTGTTCTGAGCGGGTAAACAAGTCAAGGATTTACTGATCATGTTCTCAAACAGATTTTTGTATTTTTGATGAGAAATCATTAGTTTTTCCTCTTGAACAACTAAATCTTGTTTGTTTTTAACAGATACATAGATAAATAAATCTGTTACATTTTGAGTGACAGTAAACTGTTCAGTTATTTTAATAGATTGTTTTTTATAACTAGCCAGATTATTAAGTCTGTTGTTCGGAATAGATCTAGTAGGATCTGATTGAAATTCATTTAAAACATATCTTGTTTGTTCATTCAAGGTAGTAACAACAAGGTTGCTCCTGTTCATAATTGAATCAGCTATTGATAGATCTGAAATACTAGTAGTATTTAACACTCTAGATTTTTCTCTGTCTCTTACCTGGCAAACTACTTTAAAAGCTTGTTGGTTGTTTAAAATAGCTCTAGAAGGATAGAATCTATATTCAAGAACATAGATTGTTTTTAAATCAGTAGTTTTTAACAAATAAACTTCTACATCTGAAATAATCGCAGGTTTTTCTTCAAGTCCAACAGGAAGATTACTTAGGGTTCTAAAACTAGGCATTGCGTAACTCTTTCTTCCAGACTAATGTAAACATGTTAACAAAGGTATCACTTCCTGTACTGTCCCTATAAAGTTTACCAGCAAAAAAAACATGTTTTCTTTGGTTTCTTTCTTCAAATTCACCAAAATCTATGATATCTAGTTTTCTCAAACCAGAAGACTCTGATTTTTCATAGAATTGACTGAAAATACGATTGTTTTTACTCGTTGAAAGGAAATTTATAGAAACTCTATAATCTGAAAATCTGGTTATTTCCTGATAAAGATCAGTTAGGGTTAAAATAGAAGATTGTTTTAAATCAACAAAGTTTCCGAGTGGTTGTTTAACTATGGTTCCTGTTCTTGGAACATTCACTGGAGGTAGAAAATCAAAGTTTGGTAGATGACTTAGTTTTTTGTCTTCAAACAAACTTTCTATCTGATCTATGTTTCCAACTCTAGCACTACCGGATAAAGGGACAATAGGACTTATATTAAAAACGATGGAAGTTGGAGAAACAACAAACTCAGAACTGTTAGGATCTATTTCGTGTTCTTTTGCAATTGACAATAAGTTTAAGTTAATAAAATTTCTTAAAGAACCACTTAAAAAACTATTTTGTTGGGATACTGATTCAGAAACAAACTGTTGGTTATCTGTGTCATAGGTTTGACCATTGATTAACACAAAACTTCCTGAAGCTCTTTGAAACTCTTTTACTACAAGTTTGCCTGAATCATCTTTTTCCAGACAGATCAAATCTTGTGGCAAACTAGCCGCTTCAAACATCAATCTTCCTTCTAGTTCAAAAGGAATATCCAAGTTATCAAGATCTTGTTTATCGTAGAAAGTACCTGTGTCAGAAAAAGAATAAAACACGGGTTTTAACTTACCAGTAGAAATTTGTTTTCTACCTTGTTGAGTTATGATAGTATCAAGGATTCTTTCTTTTGAGTTTAATATTCCAGACATATTGATATTATGAAGTTAAATATCAATATGATTATCAACATAGGGTTTTCCACATTGATATTCAAAGTTATAAATCCCTGTTTCTCTGGTATCTAATGTTTCAGGATTAGAAGAGGTTAAATATGCCTGAGTGTCTGAAACAAATGTTATTTGGATAGGAGAAGTAAAAGTACGAGTTAATACCTCATAAGTTTTAGTTCTTTTTCTTGGTTCTAATAAATCTCTTATCTGACCATAACTATTACGCTTAAACACGACACTAAAGTTTGTTGGAAAAGCATTATATAAACCAAATTTCCATCCTTGTTTATCTACTGCAAAACTTTGTGAATATTGACACTGAGGGAAAGAACTAGTGTTGATATAAGAACCAGTTGCCATTATTATATTAGGTCTGATTCCAAAGAAACCTTCATAGAAATTTTTACTTGATAGATTAGTTAAAGATTGATAAGTTGCTGTCAACCCCTGCTCTAATAAAGAATAAACAGAAGGTGTTACAACATATTCATACATGACTTCTTGAATAAACATTGAGTCAGTATTGTTGTTACCACTAACAAAAGAAATTCCAACTTTTCTAGTAAAATCCAATGGATTTGGGGTTCCTTTTTGGAAATAAAGGTAATCAGTTCCTTGTAGTTTTTCCAAATAACCATTTGTAAAATAGGTTGTAACTCCAGGTTCGGTTAATCTATTGATATTTTTATAAATATACTGGAATGGGGAGCTTGAATACCAATAGTTATCACTAATACTAGAACCATTACTTGCTGTGATATGACTGTTGTTTCCTTTAGCAATAAAAGTTTTTACTAGTAATTCTCTTAAAATAGCTTTTGCTGGCGGAGCTCCCGGCCCCCAAAAATTATACCATACTTCAACATCATATTCTGCTTTAACAAACTTACCACCTCCCCGAAGATAAATTTCAAATGGAGAAGGAACAATAGAATCCCAGATTAACTTATCAGTACAAACATAACTTATATGTCTGTTTGAACCAAGATTAGTTCTCTTAGTTTTGTTAAACCAATAAGAAGAATAATATTGATCACCTCTGTATTCAAATGATCCTGATATTTTACTGCCAACCATTCCTCTAGTTCCTGCCAACATTGAACCAGTTAAAATTTTATCTATTGATGAAAGGTATAAATTTCTTGTTGGTTCTACATCAAATTCCATATTTAATTGCCTCTTGCGTTTCCCTTAGATGCTCTTGATTGTTTTTCAAGTAAGAACCATAAAAAACAATCTTATTAACTCCTTGATTACTTCCAGTTAAAGCAGGCCCAGCTCCGGTAAAAACTGGATTTAGATCGTCATGTCCCCAATAATATAACTCGGTCGGTAGGCACCAACCAAAAATAAGTTGATCTGAAGGATATAATAAATAGGGAATGTTTTGGGAGTATGTTCTTGCTATGTTAGCTGTTCTATCACCAAGATAGTAATCATAAAACAAACCACTAATATAAGTTTGTGAACTTAACCAAGGATTTTTCCAAGATCTTCCTGAATCATTCATCATATTTCTACCAGAATTATTATAACTCTCTAAAATTGCTTGAGTTTTTACATCAGTATTAACCACAAAACTAATTGAAGGGTCAAAAGCAAATGGTGATTTTATATTTCCTGAAACAATAAATTGTTGACTAAATTCTTTTTGAAGACTACCCCTGCTTCCTGTTAATGAATAAAAACATTCTCTTTGTAATCCTATTGATTCAAGAACAGAAGATTGCCTTGAGAACTGTAACCAAGTTACTAAATCCCTTGTTGTAGTAACACTACTTTGTGAAAGTACCATTGAATCAACATTTATATCTCCATCAGATATAAAATAAACAGTATTTTTCAACTGATTGATAAAGGTTTTTCTTTGATTGAGTATAAAAAAACTCGTAATACAAGCTTCTCCGGGCCAAGCGTAACCATGACCATTTAAACTACCACTGAAATACAAAACAACTTTTTCCAACAGGAATGGTTCTTTTATTTTAGTTGAAAGTGAATAAAGTTGTGAGCTTGTAGCTTCATAGGTAGACCAACCTGGAAAACCAAAGGTGTTGATAGGATTAGCAAGAATCTGAGAACCTGAAAGATCCCCCAGCAAAGGATTGCCACCTGTGGAAGCACCAAATCCAACTGCTGTTTCAGTTACAAACTCAACCATTGAATCAAAACTATCTGTGAATGTACTAAACTCAACCCCAGAACCTTTTCCTTCATATCTTTTCTCAACATCATTCCAATAACTCATAATAAAATTCTCTGAACCACCAGTATAGTTCTGCATACCAAAACTAGTATCAGAACTAGGAGTCAAATCAATTTCAAATTTAACTTTATTATAAAGAGGAGATAAAAATCCATCACCCATGTCTGTAATTGTACTACCAGTGGTATAAAAACTGTTGCTTGAGTTATCAACTTCTGGAATATCATTATCTTTGAATGGTAGAACTGTGCCCGAAACATTCACTGGGATTTTTATAACTGATTCAACTGAATCTTGTCTAACAACCCCATTTGGTACGTTTAGAGTTGTATGAACATCCAATCCTGTTAGGAACTGACTTCCTGAAATCAAACCATTTCCAGCGTTGATAGTACCCGAAACATTAAAATCAATTGTTTTGTCGTCATCAACAAAACTAAATCTAGTTCTTTTGGGTTTTATTCTTTGTTGTTGTAGTTGATGTTTTGGAGGTAGAAACTTTAACCTAGTACCTTTTTCTGTTCTCATTAGTTTTAACTTCCTTTTCTCCAGCCATCAAAAACAACACTTGTTCTCTTATTAAGGTTTATTACTAGATTTGTTTCAAGACATGAAGCTGTTAATGAGTTTAAACTGTTCTTCATTTGTTGGTCAGTAACAGTTAAGTTTTCTACCCAGGTTGTGGTAGGATCTTGTTCAAAATAACATTGTATGCTGTTGCTGACAGGAGCTAACCAACCTTCATAAACAACTGAACCAGAAAGACTATCTCCAAAAAACTTCTCTCCTTCATCAAGAAAACAGGTTGTGTTGATAGAAAACTGCTCATAACTTTTTCCTCTGGTTGTTCCAAACCCTATAGATGACTCCGGGAATCTACCAGGATAAGATTGTAGTATTTCTACTGTGCATCTTTCAATCCTATACAATCCAGAATTCATATAAAATGGATAATAAACATTCTGATTATTTTCAATAAACTGTTCTGGCAGTAGTTCTTCTTGGAGATCATTATAAAACTTTTGATTTGTATATTCAACAAAACTTTGTACTGATCCTATGTTGCTTAGTTTTTGTTGGTGAGTTATTTTACCAAAACTATCAATTGTGTTAAGCAAACCTCTTGATCTTAGTTTTGGTTGGTTAGTTTTTAATATATCTTCAACAGTTCTTATTTCAGTTCCTTGTCTTGACCTATCATAAACTCCATTGAAGTTATTAGTAACAGTTCCATTTTTTCTATTTAACTGGCTTGATTCAAGATCATCAAATGGTTTAACTGAACAAGATATATGATGACTTAAGAAAACACTCATGATCTGTTTATCTTTCCTCTAAAGAACTGGAGTGTGAGAGTTGAACTTGGATCTCTGTTTGATTCACCAACATAGCTATCACCAAAATTATATTCAAATTTTGGACGTTCTAACATATGAGATTCTAGTACAAAATTAATTCCAAAATACTTTGTCTTTCTTGGTATTAGTTGTTTGATAAAATCACCAAAAGATGTATCAAACCATTTGTAAAAATCAAAACAGTTTTTCAAGTTGATAGGACTTGTTAAATTATTAAAATATAGTTTTTGTAGAAACTCTAGATCAGGATAATCAGGTGAAAACAACAACTCTGGACTACCGATTGAGTTGTTGATTTGTTCAAGAGTAGCAAACATTGTAGACATGTCTTGATTTAAAGCATCCACAGCAGAATAATCAATTGAAAGCACGCTACTATCCTGAGATGTTTCATGAGGATTGATACTGTAAACACTTCCTTGTTCTGCATAAAAACTTTCATCAGAGTTATAAACATTTGACATACTGATGAAACTTCTAACTCTTACTTTGTTTGTAGTTGAAAGATCATCATAAGTTGGATTTACATAAGAATAATAAAACTGTTTAGGTTCAACAACTCTTGAGTTTGGTATAAAACTTGTTCCTGACAGATGAAAACTATTCTGACTGAAATCAGTAATTGTAATTTTACCTGTGATGTCAGAACCAGTAACAGGTTGATCACAATGAGCATGTATTCTTAGTCTTTCAAAACTTCCAGTACCAGAACTATTAAAACAATTAGTTTGAACTGGATTCAAGACACCAATAGATTTAGGATTTCTAACGTGTTCAGACCATTCAAGATCCGTTAGATGTTTTGACCAAAACCTTATCTGAGATAGTTTCCCTGAAAACACAAACAAAGAGTTATCAAAAGAAACACCAGTGAAGAATGAACCTGTGTTTACATCAGTAATTGTATTGTTTCCAAGTTCAAACCAAGAACCAGAAGCGTTGAAAGAAGGAGAAATAAAATTAAATGGATTTGGTAATGAGTCATTCAAAAATACACTAGAAGAATAGATGTTTTCTATTTTACCAAACGAGTTTCTGGCTACTCTTAGTTCATAACTGGAAGAAATATAACCAAGTTGATCGGCCCTGTGTTTTGTGAAACACAGGTTCCAAACATTTCCATCCATTGGATCAAATCCAGAAACAGACATAGAAACAGGAGTAAAACCAACAGTATAAGGATTGAATGTAGTTGTTACACCAGAACCAGAAGCAACAACTATGTTACCCAACAACATTTTACCAAGTGAACCAGTAGAAAACAATCTTAAAACTGATTGAGTAGAATTGGTATTTGCTGAAGATCTAGGAATCTGAAACATGAACTCAACTGACCAAGAACCAGAGGTTAACAAACCATCTTTAGAACTGTTTGTTATTTCTGGTTCACCTATTTCTGTTCTTGATGAAGAAAGAAAAGGAGAAATTAATAAACCTCCTGAAACAAAGTTTATTTGTTTCATAACTTCAGTTCTGTTCTGTCTTGAATAGGTTATGTTTTTTTTAGTTGTGGCTCCTCTTTCTCTGATTCGGAAGTTGTTATCAGGATCTATTCCTGTTGATCTAATAAAACTTTTGATAGAGTGAATCGTTCCTTTTGACTTTTTAATGTCTTGTATGTTGGCTAAAATTCTCCTCCAGATTTTATATTGAATTGTTTTAAGAGAAGTACCATAGCCAAAATCACTGTTTACTAGATCTTCTCCGTCAATGAACTGAGTTATAGAACTGTTGTTAAACAAGTTAGGAAGTTCAAATCCATGTCTTTTTGCAAAAAACCCAAGAAACTTATCTGGTATTGTGTCTTCTTCTATATAATCAACATAGTTTAAGTAAGCAAAACTATCAATCATTAGTTTTAACTCATCAAAAAACTTAGCCCATAGGTAAAGAACAAGTAATAAAGCTTGACTTTGTTTTAGTGTAGCTTTGTTGAAACCAAAGAAGTTGATCCCTTCCAACAGTTCTCCATCAGTGGTTGCTAGACTTTCTTCATAGTCACCATCAAGAAAAAAATGTGCGGGAACAAGGTTTAAAATCCAGTTAGGGTTGTTGTTGTCATATAGTTTTGCTGAAGTCAACAAACTAGATGTAAGAACAGAAAACTCTGTTGTAACACCAAACAAATTAGGATTTAGTTCAGGTTTTTCAGCTAGAAGAACAGATCTTCCTGCTATACTAGAACTTGGAATATCTTTTACACCCAACGAGATTCCTTGATCTGATATTTGACCATGTAAACTGTTTCCTGAATAATCAAGAACAAGATTAGAATTACTACCAGAAGGTTCATTAAGCTTAAGATAAAGTTTTAGATCTGGTTGTGCATAAATGTTTCTCTTTTCATTTTTTATTCTTAGATCAGAAGAGATAAATTTATGCCAAACTCTTAGTTCATCTATAGCCCCAGACAGAGTGTTTTTTTGACTGAAGTTTAAACTGTTTGTTCCTGACCCTATGATAAAACTGTCTGAATCAAAATCAAGACCATTTATAAACACTGGATTTGAACTACTTGAGACAAGTTCATGGTTGTTGTAACCAAACACATGTCCACTAGATCTTTGCCAAAAAAAACAAAGATGATAAAACTGCCCTTTTACAAATCTGAGTTTATTTTCTTGTGTAGAAAGCATGTGTGAACCAGACATAACAGAAAAACTTATATCTACTTCCGATGTTGATCCAGTTTCATGCAAACAAACTTGATAACCATGATTGTTAGTTGAGTTATATTTTTGTAGAACAATTTGATTAGAGTTTGAAACAGGAGGAATAAACAACTGGAACTCTAACATTAAGTCTGAAGCGGTTCCAGGGTTTAAAAACTGTCTTCCAGATATGTTTCTTGAACCGTTTGTGTTGTTGATTCCCGCTTGATCTTTAATGGTTATGAATGTTCCTTCATTTTGTTCTGAACCTTTAGTTCCAGAAAAAAACATATAACCAACGTTTTTGGGGAACTGATCATAGATCCATTTTTCATAACCAGTTAGATTATCAAAAAACAGTTCATATTCTTGTTTGTTCCCATCAAACGGAAACCCATCAAATATTTTTTGAATGGCAGCATTTGTTTTTATTTGAGCAGAATTAAAAAATACATGATTCTTAAACTCTGACCAATCTACATTAAGTTCTTGGGTTGATTTTAATCCTGTTCCTGGTAAATCATACCTAAAACTACTACTGATACCAAATGCTGAACCTGATATCTGAGAATAGTTTACGTTCTCTAGTATGCCAGTTGTGTTGTTGATGTTGTTTAATCTCCTTGTGATCACAGGAGTAGAAAACGATGAAAGTTTGTTGTTAGTTTGTTCTGGCATGGTAATAGCTGATATGTACTATTAAATACATTATTCAACTATTTTAAATCTAAAACCTTGTCCTAGTATAAGAGTTTTATTTATTTCCTCGTTTATCAGAAATTCTAGTTCGTAGACTTGTCCGACAACTAAATCTTCTGGATATAAAACAAACCACATTCCTTCACCATCTGATGAAAGTTTTGTTCCGTTGTGTACTGTATCAAAATCTACTACTATCTCACCTGTGAATGGTAATTTAAGTCTCCAGTGCATGTTTGAAACAATTGTTGATTTTGGTTGATTTGATATTTGTACTTTAAAATAATTTGATAAAGGTAATCCACCAAACTTATTTACTAACACTCTGATTCTTGTATCAGTTAAAGATACTGAGTAGTTGTCTTTTAAATTAGGTAAAGAAACAACATATCCTTCATCTAGCTCTGCTTCTTTTACTGAGCCAATGTTTTTGTTAACAGGCAAATAATAACTTCCTGTCCTAAAAACCAAGGTTTGATCTTGTGAAGTCCAAACAGGTTTGAAAAATACCTGTTCCCCTAAAGAATTAATAAATTCTGAAAGATTAGAATTTGTGTTGGGATCAAGAATAAAAGAACAGGAATAAACTCCAGTAGAAACTTGTGAAACATTGAAAGAACTAGAAAAATAAGCAACTGAAGAAGTTGTATAGGTAATACTAGAACTAAAACTATCACTCCAACTACTTGTTGTGATTGTGATACTTTTTGAACTAATCAACAACAGTTTCATACAGTTGCTACCCGTTAGATCTAAACCACCTGAACTAAAATTTCTATAAGAACTATTAATTTTATTGTTGTAAAGATAAACAGAACTTGACTGACCAAACCAAGTTGACAATGTTTGATCTTGTCTTGAGTTATCATCATAAAAAAGAATTTTTGGTACTTTGTTTTTTTCTAGAGCGTGGCGCGAGAAGAATCTTTTAACAAAATAAGTTGATTGATCTCGTTCATAAGCTTCAGAAAATGAAAGTCTAAATCCATAGTTTGGAATAACGCCATGAACAACACCTGAAACAATTGGTGTAATATCCATCAACAGTTCTTCATCTCCTCTTGAAAAAAACTGTGTAGAGGAAGGTGTGTGATAGTAGTCTATGTTTGATGAACTAACACTACCCGAAAATCCCGCACCTGAAACAGTCCAGATTGTTCCATAAGAAGCAGTTGTCCAGTTTGATACATCAGTGTCTCTAAAACTAACAACATCCATACCTCTTCCTTCTGAAAATTCTTTTGCTAATGGAAACAAAGATAAAGAAAAACTGGATGGTACAGGTTGACCGGAATAGATGTTTGAAAGTTTCAGATAGGATTTAAAACTGTTTGTTACTAAAGACGATGATATGATAGAAGATAGATCAAACTTTAACAATGCTCTAGAAGTTTCTACTAAAACTTCTGTCACACCAGGAACAGTTGTTTCATCATAAAGTTTAAACAGATCTATTGTTCCGCCCATCCCAACGTTTGACTGAGACACCATAGAGTTGTTGATATATTTGTTTGTAATATATGTGTCAGCAACACAGTCAAATATTCTAACGGTCATGTTGAGGTTCCTATGATATCTATATCTTTATATTTTATTTCAAACACGCCACCTTGAGGGGGATATAACAAACCTCTTTTGGTATTGGCAGAAGGATCAAAATAATTTGAACTATATTCTAGTTCTCCATTAATTCCTGTTATGTTAGTAAACATGATTTGCTCAACTGATTCAACATTCTGAGTGTTATAAATTAAGTTTCTTACATCATCTAGAGATATTGGATAATCTAGTTTAAAATTGCCTGAAGAAAAATACTTTTTCAGTTTTTGGATTATGTTTTGGAGAGTTAACTGACGACTTGCGCCTTGGGTTAAATTAACAGAAAACCTTAGTTGAAGGTTAACTACTAAACCATCAAGTATGTCTATTGAGTCGTTTGTTATTCTATACTCATTAAGATAGAGAGCAAGATTTCTTTTTAAAGCATCCGGTGCTTGTATATAGTTTTTCTTTGTGTCTCTACAAACAACATAAAGATTAGTGGCTAAAGGACTATTTTGATTAGGCCAAGCACTAACAGAAAATACACGACCAAATGTGGTTGGCATTTTATAGATTCTTGCAAGCAGATCTTTCTCATTAACAACTCTTGCCTGTGCTGCTCTTTCAGAAGGAATTTTTTGTTTTAGTTCATCAAGAGTTAATGGATCTTCACCTCCCGATGCCCTCTTAAGATTGTTTATATCGGCAGTTCTAACAACAAAACTAGAGATGGTAGGTGAAGGGTTATTAGGAAAAGTTATTCTAAGATCTGTTATTGATTTTATAGTTAATCTTTCTATGTTATGAGATAAGCCTCCTCCGTATCTGTAGTCAACAGTTAAAGTTGTGTTTGGGGTTAAGATACCAAGAGTTGTTGTTGTTAACAAATTAGAAGGATTGATTGAGAATCTAGACAAGTTGTTTTTACCATAGAGTGGCAAAGCATATTCACTCGGATCTGGGATGATGTCATCATCTTCTGTTTCAAATCTATCAGCACTCCCACCACCAAATGTTAATGTTGTAAGTCTAGTGTTCAAACTTGTCTCTTCAGTAAACCTGTATGGTGCTGGAACAATTTCTAGATGACTTTTAACAGAATCTTGATCTTGTGAGGTGTTTCTTATTTTTTTAAACACGGTAGCATGTGTTAAACTTTCAACTTGGAAGTATTCATTTCCTTCTGCATCAAACACTGATATGATTTCTGTTACGTTTTCTTTTGTTAAACTTATCTGTTTGAAAGCTTCAAATGATCCAACTGTAAATGTTTCCGTTTGTCTTTGTCCTGATACAGCTATCCCTTTTCTTGAAACTAGCCAGTTCAAAGGTTGGGTAGTAGTAGGATCTTGATCCCCTATTGTTATTTCAAACTTATAGTTTCCAGCAAAATCTCTTTCAGTAAAATCAAGATCCTCTATCAATTCAAAGTTAACACCTGATTCTGATATAAATTTAGTACCAGTATGAACATAAGGAAGACCTGCTGGGTCATATGTAACAGGACTACTGTTTGTAAGAGTTGGAATCTTAAAATAGAAAGTTGGTTCAAGAACGGAAGGGCTAGAACCAATGATTTTAACACCTGAGTTTTTCAACTCTCTTTCAATGTTTTTTGGCTCTACCATGGTTTCATAATCTAGTTCTTGAAACTGATGATCAAGATAATAACTTAAAACATCCCCTACATAAGAACCAAGTTCCACAATCATTCCACCTACACTGTTTTCACTTAGGTCTTTATTTGTATGATTAAAATAAGTTCTTGAGTATTCTTGGAGATCATTGTAAAATCCCTCAAAATCTTTGTTAAGATACTTTCTTTGTTTGATAGGTTGTCTTCTTGAATCTGCAATAGCTGGCATGTTTATTTAATTATAGACATTCCACCTTTACAAATAACATAGGCATCACAACTGTCTCTTGCACAGTCATCAAACACCTCTTGATCTTTATGTTTTCCTGATTTAGCTATGTGTTTTTTCCAAGGAAATTCAGGATGTAATCCAACAACATGATTAAAGACTTTTTCTTTAACAGTCATTTTTTTACCTGTCAGTGGGTCTATAGCATTGTCATGTTTATTCTTAAAACCAATAGCACTTCTAGCCTTGGTTACATTTATATTTACAACTTCCGCATCAAAAGTTTTATGAGCAAGATAACTTACAATACCATTAAATTTAGCTAAAGTTAAAATAACATCAGCACTTGTAAAACCCTCTGCAAACCTCTTGGCGTTCTCCTCAACAAATATCTTGGTTATGACTACGTCTGGATTTTTAGCTCGCCAGTCAAAGAACCAGTCACTGACAAAGTCAGCTTTCTGCCAGAGGTTTTCTAGTTTGGTACCAGTAAGTTTAATAGCATCAAGAGTTTCAAGTTGTCCGCGTTCTTTAATTAAAAATTCACCGCTAGACCAAATTTCTTCTCCTGTAAGAGTACAAACTCCTACTACACTAGTTGAGATATCTAAACCTAGACATTGGCGTTTACTTGTTGTCATTTTAGTCCCTTTGATTCATTAATCTTTCTGATTCCTTCTATCATTGTATTTGACCATATTTCAAACACAACGTTATTCCCATCACACCAAGTTCTAGCAGCAGCACTTTTTTTAATAACAGAAGCTGTTCCTATCTTGTCCAATCTTTTAACTTCAACCAGTTTTCTTTCCCCATTAGTATAAGTGATTAAAAAATCAGGGAAATAGATTCTAACTTTGCCTGTCTTATAGTTTGCTACATAAGGAATCTTTAGACATTCATAACCATATGATGCCACTAAGGGATCACTGTCTAAAAAAAAAAATTACCTGTCTCTCCCAACCGCTACGGTATTTTATCTTACCAGAGGTACATTTGCTAGAAACATGAGTACCAGTTATGTAATGTTTTCTTCTTTTTGCCATTTTAAAATATATTCTTTCATTTTTTCTATTGTGTTAACATTTTCTTTTAGCATTCCAAGTGCAGTATTACACTGCCTGCACAACAAACCTCTTCGTTGATTATTGAAATGATTATGATCTATAACAATTTTGTTTAATTGAAAATTATTTTCACAAATTGCACAAGAATTGTTTTGAGCAATGAAAATATTTTCTTTTTCTTTGCTTGTTATTCCGTATGTTTTTTTTATTCTTTGATCAGATTGACATTCAATACAACAATAACATACTAATTGTTTGCCCGTAAATGATCTATGAAATAATGTTAAAAACTTTTCTTCCAAACAAACATTGCATTTTTTCTTGTCATTTGGATTTAAAACTAAACTAATTCTTTCTTGTTTCTTTTTTTGATATCTTTTATTATCTCTTTCGGTTTCACATTTTTTACATAAATTAGAATAACCACCCTTCTCTCTTATATTTTTATAATATAAATTTATTTTTTTATTTTCTTTACACCTAGAACATTTTTTTTCAAATAATAAAATTTTGTTAATATTGCTAATATTTTCTTTTTTATCTTTTTCACCTCTTTCTCTGTCAGCAATTCTTTTACATTCATTACACCAACTATTTGTTTTTGTTTTATCTTTATTTCTAAAGGCAAAATCTAGTAACAATTTATCTTTTTTACATTTTGTACATATTTTTCGTTCCATAAACTATAAATATATAGCAGATATAAATTTTCCCAACCAGATCCGTTATTCCCAACCACTCCTATATTTTATCTTACCAGAAGTACACTTGCTACTGATATGAACACCTGTTTTATAGTGACTTCTTTTTCTTCTTCTAGCCATATCTTTGAGTATAAACTTTAAATAGCAAAAATTCTAACAACCAGAGTTTTTGAATTAATGTTCACTCTAGGAACAGAATAAACAAGATAGTTGTCAATAACTCCAACATATTGATTGTCATTGTACCTTGGTTCTGCTCTAAATCCTTCAAGCTGTACAAAAGGCATGTATTTGGCAACACAAGTGTTGATTCTTTCCATGGCATCTGTTGTATAGTTTTCTTTGTTGGAATACTCAGTTGCTAAAGGTTGTAGGTTAGCACCGTAATCATATAAAACAACTCGTTCACCATGGTTTGTTTTAATAAGAGATTTTAGGTTATCATTTATCTGATCCTCAAGAGTATAGTTCATAGCAAACAAACCCTCTGAACTGTTTCCAAAAGAAACAGGAGTTTTTATTCCTATTGGAGTAACACTCTGAGAAACTGGAGAGAGGTAACGTGGTTCAAACTGACGAAATCCTACGTTTTTAAATGATATAAAACTCTCTGTGGTCATGGGTTATAAGTATTCAAACTAACCGCTGTGATAACAACAGTTCCAGTACCAACACCCTGAAAAGCACCAGGAGTTACAAGGGCAACTTTCATCTCTTGTAGTTTTGCTTTTGTATAAACTTCAATAGCCCTAGCTAAGTTGTTTACAATCTGTTGTTTAGCAGTTTGACCTCCTTCTGCTGTTGTAGCTCCCTGAAGTTCTAACGCGCTTTCTATGTTCCTTTTAAGTTGTTCTTCTAGCATTTATCTATTATTCTCCAAATATCTTTTCACTCTTGGCATCATCAGCATTTATTGTATCAACCGCTGTTTTAATAGCACCCACAACTGCTGTTGTTTGAGTTTGAACAGTAGGTCCAGTGTTTGCTAATGTAGCTATAGGAATCAAAGGAATAGCAATAGAGAGTTGAAAAGCAGAGTTATAAGCAGTTGTTATAGCTTGTACTTGATCTGCTAGTGTTTTAATCTGAGTTTTCAACTCTCTGATATGTTCCTTATAGACAGAAAATTTAATATAAGGATCTGTTTTTTCTGTACTCTGACCAAGAAATATCTCTGAAGCTTCTAACTGAATCTTACCTGTTCTGTCAAGAAAAATATAACTAAGATCTTCATCTTTAGTTCCTTCTTTGAGAATCAGCACTGAACCGTTGATAGTAGGGTTAGTTTCTTTTCTTCCTATTATCCTAATGTTATCAGCTTTTTGTATAACATATGAGTTACCAATCCCTGTGTTGTTAGCTGGAAGTTGTTCGGGTTTTAGAACGTTAGTTGGATAGAAATCTCTAACCAAACCAAAGTTCTTATCTCCTAGTGTATTCATAGAAAGATAGATACGAGCAGCATCTTTAATGAAATCAGGTTGACCTTCTTTGGGGTTTCTTGTTCTGTTTCTTTTCTTAGGAGTTTTATCTGTTTCTAGTTTTCCTCTTGTGTTTCTTATAACAACCGGACAAGTATCAGAAGGTCTTAGAGTTGATTCTTCTGAATAAGGAAGATTGTTTCTTCCTCTTCCACATACCATATCAATAGTTCCCGCATAACCACTACGGTCTTGTTGATCACTACCAGATACTCTTATAGCTGGTCCTGTTCTGTCTTCTCCTAGAACTAGAACAGTATTGTTTGATCCTTGAATCACTAGTTCTTGAGGTCTTTTTATCCATCTTGGAACAGGTTCAAATGTAACCAAGTTTCTTACCCTTGATTTTTCCAGAATTTTATTATATGGATTATCACTGTTTGTTTGACTAAGAGTATAACCTCCTTCTACTCCTGTTCCATTAGGAAAACTTGCAACAACAGGAGTAGATCTAGTGGTAGTTGCTTGAACACTTGTTCTCTGACTAGGAGCTAACAGTTCTGGATCATATCTTCTATCACCGTGCGTATAGTTTGGATCTTCAACCTGTTCGTTCTCCCTTGTTCTGGTAATCCAACGACCAAGGTTCAAACCGTGTTGTTGAAAATCTTCGTAAACTATTGTTACTTGTTCACCAGGATTTACAGGAAGAGAAAAATGAGAAGAAAACAAAGGATAGAACAAAGAAGGTTTAGAGTTGGTAAGATCTTGTCCGTCATTTATAACTCTTGCTATCACACTGTTCTCAGGCATAGAGTCAACAAACTCAGGATTGTTGAGTTTTTGTTTTAAATCTTCCCTCTCAGCATCAGAGTAAGATTCAACATCACAAACAACATCAACCACAACAGCTTTATAGAATCCTGGTGGATTACCTGCTCTCGTACCTCTTTGTAAATCCAGATGATTTGAACCAACACCACCTAAAACTCTTCTTGCAACATTATCAGTCATTATTGTTAAACGTTTTTATCTTTTATTAACTTAAACAGGTTGTTACTTGATTTTGTTTTTCCTGGTGATGAAGGTAGCTCGTTTTCATCACCTTCTTCAACAGGTGGCTGATAGTTCTTTAAGTGTTCTTGTATAAGTTCTGCAACCTTGATTATTTGACTGTTAGATTTTTCCATTCTTTCAAGGTATTTTACAATGTTTTGTCCTTGGAGAGCATGGTTGTCTGGAGATCCGTGAACTTTGGAGTAAAGATCTGCAAATGCTATATAAGCATTTTTCCTATCAAACAAAGCATTGTTATAGATCTGAGACCACAACACTTTTTGTTTAACATCTACCCCATCCAGTTGAGAGAACAGTTCTTGAAACTCTCTTGTATATTTTTGTACTTCTGTTTCAAGAGCATGTTTTGTTAAAGGTTCAAACTTGTCAAGATCTTTTATAACATTCATAGAAAGAATAAACCTTCTTTTCTAATAGATTTGTAACTTTTTTTTAGTTGACTCATATAAACAGATAGTTGTTTGGGTTTAAACCCTGTAATGTCTCTTAGATATGCCAAAACAGCTCTCTTGTTTACAATCTCAACTTTTTCTATGTTTTCTATCAGAGTGAATATAGCATCTATACAAACAAGTTCATTGACGTTTTTTGTTCTTGTTTTTAATTCTTCAAGAACTTTCAATATGTTCTCTCTATATTCTTCTGAAGAAAACAAATTTTCAGGAGGCATTTCAATCATTTCAAGTTCATAGGGACTTAGAGATTCTCTGTTGTCTATAGACACAAACGTTTGATTTGATTTAGCACTCTGCTTTGACAATATTGTTAGCTTGTTCATAGCAACAACATTAAAATAAGAAAAAGCTTTTGAGTTTTTTTCGGCATCAAATTTTGGCAGAACCGTAAATAAAAAGTGAACAACTTCTTTTCTTAGTTGCGTTTTATCTTCTTGTGTCACTTGAAATTTATAAACATTGATCAAGTTCTCTACAAGAGTGTTGAATGCAGGAGAGATTTCTTTTTCATATATAAGATTCTTTATAGGAATGGAACCTTCTTTTTGAAATCTTACAATTGCATCTTGAGTTGTTTCATCAAAGTAGTTTTTTTTAGGGGAAAGATCAGAAGGATTTCTTCTAACAATCTTTTTTCTTGGGAGTAGTTTTTTCTTACCTACGAAACTAGCGAGTGTTTCCTCAATGTTTGAGGAGTTGATTTCTAGTTCGTCGTCTATGTTAGTTGTTGTTTTCATTATTTGATTGCTCTTGAGGTGTAACCTCCTCTATTATGATATATTTTTTATTACTGAAAAGTAAAAGTTTCTGTACTAAATCTAGAAGTTGAAAACGAGAGAGAAAAATTCTTTGTTTAAACTCAAGAAACAAACTTCTTGACTCTGGATTGTCAAAGTAGAAAGGCATCTTTTCAAACTCAGCAAACTTATCTTCCAACTCGTCTAGTGTTTTTATAACTCCCTCATAGATTTTTTCCTGTTCCAAGATGATAACAGAAAATCTATAAAGATAGAAAGCAGCTAAACACAACAATCCAACAAGAACTATTATTAAAAACAAAAGTATAAACGTCATGCTAATATTACTGGAAGTAGGATCTCGTCGTAGTTTCTTTTGATAGATTCAAAACTGTAGTCAGTTTGAATTGTTTTCTTTAACTCAGTTGCCCATTGTTGGGGTATTTCAGGTTTGTTATAAAACTTGACCAGTTTTGTTTTTACATCTTCTTCAACAGGTTGAGCCCATTTAGCTCCTTGAACAAATATCTGACCATCAAGTCTTGACTGGTGAAGATCTTGTAGTTTATAGTCAAGTTTTATAAACTTTCCTTTGTTAAGGAAGTCTAAATATCCACTCCAGTTTGTTGCTATCACAGGAAGACCTAAACAAGCTGCCTCAAGAACAGGCAAACCAAACCCTTCCCCTTTTGAACAATTTAATAAAGCTTTTATTTTTTTATGACTATAAAGTATCTTCATCTCTTCATCTGTCATATCACCGTGAAGAAGATAAAACTTAGGGCAAACAAAAGAAGGATCTACCAGTTTGTTTTCTATCAAAGTTTTATGTAGAACATTTTGTACCATAGTTCTATCAAGATGAGTTTGTCTTGCAGCAGAGGTTTTTATAACAAGACCTACATCTTCAGATACACCTCTAAAAGCTTCAGAAAACCATTTCATCATGTATTGAATGTTTTTTCTGTCATTCTCAGGATTGTTTCCTGTTAACATTCCTACAACAAGAAAGTTAAAGTTTGTTTTTAATCCGTCAAGTTTCTCTCCCAAAGTTGTTATTTTTGGTTGTTCTTCAAGAAAACAATCAGGAAAACTTTCAGGTATAACATGAATAAGTGTTTTTACTTTGCCTGTATTTAAAAATGTGTTTTTAACAAACTCGGAAGGAACTATAACTAGATCCATCTGGTTGATTTTTGTAATCCATCCAGGGTTACAAACAGTTGTTTCTACTCCTGCCGTAACCCCTATGTTAAATCCTGCGGCAAAAGGTTCCCACTCATTGGGAAGTTGTATTTGAATTGACACATCATAGAACTGTTTTTTGTTAGCAGATGCTTGGAGTAAACGTCCAACAAAACCTTGTTCTTGGTTGGGATCTAATATCCAAGGTGTAACTCCCCAAGGAAGTATCTGAGTCGTAATATCAAGCTCTTGTTTTTCAAACAACCACTTGGCTAGTTGTCTTGCATGAACACCATAGCCGCTCTTGGTTAGTAAAGGACCTTTTATAAGGACTGTTTTTTTAGTTGTTGTGTCTGTCATGTTGTTAATCATTGTTTTCTTGGTTGGTTGATTTTTAGTTTTTCTACTAGTTTTGATTCTATTGGAATAGAAGAACTGTTAAAACTTTGAGGAGGCATAGGATTGTTTTCGGATGTAATTCCAACTTCTATTAAATCCCATTGAGCAGGTTTATCAGTTTCCCATTTTTCTAGAGTTTGTTCAATACTTTTATCCCAAGATGCTATCATGTTGTCATAGTTGAACTCATGATCCACATATTCTTTTGCTTTGGTTGTAAGAAGTTTTAGTTCATCAGGAGTCATCTCATAGATTTTTAACAAACCTTCAGACGCTTGGTGTTTAGATGCAACATCACTAAAAATATAAGGTACTGCTTGACTTCCTATTAAGTTTCTTTCAACAGGGGTAAGACAAACTCCATATTCGTCTCCAGTTCTATAGTCTTTTACTTGTCTTGTCATTCCTCCTGTTGCAAGAGCTACGATAGGTTTACCAACCTGAAGACCTTGCAGAGTTGGAAGACCAAATCCTTCTTCTCTTGAAAGAGAGATCACAACGTCACACATGTTATAAAGAAGATTCATCTCTTCATGACCTATTCTAGCAGGACTGAACCATACTTTTTCTTTCAGACCAAGAACCTCAGAAACCTCAAACAAGTTTGGACCTTCAATGTCTGTTGGATCTGTATGCATAACCAACAAGGCATTTCTATGACCATATTTTTCTTCAAGTTTATCAAGAAAGAACTTCCAAGATAACAACACGTCAGAAGGGCATTTTCTTGTAGCATTTCTTGCTACCCACAGAACTTTAAACCAATCTTTCCTATCTTGGAAGTGATTTTGTTTTGATTGTTCAAGAAATCTTTGATCTGTTATCTCAAAGAACATTGTTTTAGGAAATGCATGTGGGATGTAGTTTACTTTTGATTTTCCATGATAGTTGTCTCTGAGTAAACTATAAGTTTTATATGACAAACAGTTGATAGCTTCGGTACTGTCATACCAAACAGTATTAAAAGCTGGATAGGGATCATTGTCCCATACATGCCAATAAAGAATAGGACAGAACTGTTTTATTTCATCTTCCATTTCCCATAACCAAACAAACTGGCGTGGGTCTGTAAAGATTATAATAGCATCTGGTTGTTCTGTTACTAAGATTTCTCTGACCATGTCTTTTGATCCAAAACCATCAACAGGTTTAACATAGAAATCTTCATTGACTTTTATTGTATTATAATCGGCGTGTTTTATAGCTCCACCAAGAACTCGGAAGCTATATTTGCCTGTTTGAACTAAACCATCTATTAGAAGTTTTGATTGAATCCCTACTCCACTTGGATGTAAAGGATGATCACACAACATGAGAATCTTTTTCTTTAACATATTCTCATATCATTAATGGGTTGTAATAACCGTTTTGTTTACACCATCCCATTAGATATTGTTTGTCAGATGCCGTTTGAATTGACCAGAAATCAGAATAGATTTTCTCAGGGGAGTTGTCTGGTATATCAAACATATGAAAATGTTCACGTAGAATATAAAAAGCATTTCCAGTGTAACATAACAGCTCATAACCTTTTGCTTTTGCCAAATCAGTCATAACTCCTAAGCCCTGACCAAGATTATCTTTAGAAATACTATAAGGTAGTCTTGTATGATCAGATGGATTTATTCCTGCTGATACTTCAACGCAAACAACGGAAGGTTTTAGATAGTCCGGTATTGATTCAAAAATTTCATAGTCTATTCCATCAACATCTATTGACAAAAAACTAGTTGAACTATGATTACCAAATAGTTGCCCATAGTTGTTTTCTCTTTCTCTGAAACCAACATAACAACACTTGGTTACAACCGGAAAACCCTCAAATGATTGTCTACATTTATCTGCTTTTGTTGGGTCACCTTCAATCAATATTCCTGACCAACCATGATTAACAATCAGGTTTCTTACGTTTGAAATAAACACTCCATCATGTGCTCCTATGTCAATACATGTTCTAGGAGAAAGCTTGGATGAATCAATCTTAGTTAAACACTGATGAATATCAAATCTTTCAAAGATGTTTTCTATGATTCCATCTTCACCTAGTTTTGAACTAAAAACTGTTCTACGATAATCAAGTAGATTCTCACCTGTCATAATACTACTCCGTCATTACTAGCATTCTGTATAGCTGCTATCACTTCTTCAGGTGAAACTAAGAACTGTTTATCTAGGAATTTCATCACGATAAACTTGCGATTTAAATGATAGTTTTCAACGATTAACAGCGGTTGTTCTTCGTATTGATCTTCAACAGCAAACGTTTCAACTTCAGATTTTATTTTCATCATTGTGTAACACCCATAACTCCCTCAAAACAACTTCTCCAGTTACGTAGTCAGATTTTACTCTGACGTAGAAACAATCTTTTTTATACCCAACAAGATCTTGTTTATCAAAAAATTGTTTTCTTATCTTTATCAGTTTAAATGTTCTACCTGTATAAAGTTTATCAGATGACTTATCTGTTACCTCTTTTACTATTGAACCTATTTTTTCATCAAATAGGTTTTCATCTCTACTGTTTAATTTTCTTACTGTTTGTTTATCTTTACCTATAAAACTAGGAAATCTTTCATAACACCAAAGAAAACTATTTATTTTTGGTTGTTTCATTTTATTCCTCTAAAAACTTAAAATTCCAAATCTCTTCAATTAACCAATCAACATCCAGTTCTATTCTATCTTGATCGTTGATGTTCAAAACTATTTTATCATCTGTTTTTGTTTCAAAGAAAAGTTTATTAATGTTTGAATTGTTTGTTAGTTCAAACTTCATATCTTTTCAAACACGCCATAGGATATAACACTGTTGTACTCTCTTGAATACAACAGTCCTTGTTCTCCATTCTCTTTTGTTGGTGGATTTGAAACAGGATAAAACAACTCTCCTACAAGATAGGTAAAATCTTCCATTCCAAAACTAGGATAAACATAGTTCCCTGGTTGAGTTGTAGTTCTTAGGAGTTGTTTTTTAGCTAGATCACGTTCAAGATCATTCCATGTTGAGCAGATACACTGTTCAGGTTTCAACATAACGTTCCATATTTCATCTAGAGTTACTACAAGTATCCCTCCTGGTTTCATAACTCTGTGTGTTTCTTCCATAGCTTTGATAAACTGTTCTGCTACTGGAATGTGTTCATAGGTTGACAAGGAATAAACAACATCAAACGTTTCGTCTGGAAGTTTTAGATCTGTCATATCCATCCATAACATCTTATGTTTTGGTTCATGGATCTCTTCTTGTTTCATACGTTCATTGATATCAATTCCCGTGTATGACTTGGGTTCAAGATATTCTTTGACAAACTGATGCCAGTTATGATCACTTGGCATTCCTGTACCAAGATCTAAAACATCCTTGTCTTTAACAGACACTATCTTGGATGCCCACATGTATTCATAAGGTCTTGAACCCCAGTTACCATATTTTAAACCACCAAGTTGAGGGTCTCCAGGTTTAAAATAACCAAAAGGTTGTAGATCTAGTTTAAGTTGTTGAAACTGTTCTTTCATTGATTAGTTTCCTTTAATAGAACAGAACAAAAAATTTTATCTTTTTTATATTTTATGTGTATAAAACCTTTTTTATCACCGTTAAATTTATCTAATTCAGAATCACAATATGCCCAAACTATGTTATAAACTTTACCTTCTTGATCAACAATGTTTTTTTTATTATTTAACATGCAAATTTTGAACTCAGAATCCCAGCTTATTTTTCCCTTTTGTAGTTTGTTTGTAAGATATTCTTTGGTTTTAGGTTCTTTCATTTTTTAATTTCTTTCCAGATGATAATTTTTTTAATCAAACCTGTTTTCTGACCTTGATTAGTTGTCACATATTGATTTTTCATTTTCTTCCAATCAAATCCAGATAAAGTTTCTTGTTTTTTGAATTTCTTACCTGTTTTAAACACTCTAATAGTAACACCTAGTTTATTCATGACAACTTCCCATTCATATCCGTCTTTATCTAAACAATTATAGAACGGTAGATTTAATAGTTTTCTTTTCTTATCGTGTTTTTCTACGTTTGTTACTATTGTAAAGAAATAATTTACATCATTAAATTCAATAGAGTTTAGAATTTTTTTCATCTTCTACCAGTACCCATATTTCAACTTTTTGTTTGTTAGAACCAACAGAACCACCGTTGTAGTTTATATAATACCTACCGTTCTTGTATTTTGGTGGCGGGGAAACAAGTTCAAACACGTCACAAACTCTTGTTTCAGCAAGTCTAAACTTTCTTCCTGTTTCAACGCTGTTTTTTGAACCGTGTTTTCTTCCTAGTTCTTTCTTGGTTAAATTGTCAAACCAAACAGAGGTATACTTTACACCTTTGATAATAGGGCAATCAAATATATCAGGAATCATTTCGGGAGAGGGATCTTTTAAATCCAACTTTCTTGTGTTCTTTGTTGAAGATTTCATTGTTCTTGTTTTTTCCAGTATCTTCTAACAATTTTGTTTTCAGAACCGTAGTTAACTGTTTGATCAGCACCACGTTTAAATGGAATTTCTTTGTATTTTACACCAGTTTTAAATGATTCTTTAATTGTTTTAAACTTATATTCTTCACCTGTTTTAGTATCAAGAAAACTATCCACTATAAACTCTTCTTCTTGTGGAAGTTTTTTAGTACATCTTATTAACATTTCTAACTCATACATTTGTTTTGTTTTGTTGTTCTTCATATCAGTTCCATTATTGTTTTGATTCTGTTAAGATAAGTGTGGTTTTGTTTTACCTGTTGTTGTAAATCTGTCATGTGTTTAGTTGTAATCAATTTGTTTTCGTACTCTCTGTTGACTTCATACATCATAGTACAGTCTTGAGTAAATGGTAGTTGTTGGTTGAACAGTTCATAGACTCCTGGGTTGTTTGTAGCCGGTATACGGCCGTAGGAAATATTCTTGAACACTCGGCACGGAATATATTCCCAATCAACCTGCCACTGTCCTTGAAGGGCTGGAGCGATAGCTGAATATCTAATAGCTTTGGATGATTGTAGTCCTTCGGGAACCTTAAGGTGTACAAACCCAACTCCTTGCGCTTTACATCCTTGTATAAAAGCTGCTATCTGTTTATCATTACCATGAAAACCATCACAGATACTTCCAACCCAATAAACTTTATCTGAGACTAAACTAATATCTGGTTCAAAAAACTCATCCGGTAACAAGTTAGTAGCCCAAGTAAAGTATAAAGTTCTGTTGTCAATCCCATGTTGAGGATCATTTAAAACAGGAGAAGGTTGGTACCAGTGACAAGGTTGTCCAAGATACTCTAGTTTTCTTTCTTCTTGCTTTATCTTTGCTAGTTTTGTGTACACTTGAATGTTTAATGTGTTAGAGATAACAGGTTGATATTTGTCCAAGTTGCAGTTGTGTAAAATATATTTAGCATTCTTTAAAATAGGAATTTTACCATCCACTTGTCCTTCGGTTAAGAACAGGTAATTCTGTTGATCAGACCAGTTAAACCTATCGGACTGTGCATTGTCTAACCATTGAACTTCAAATCCTAGATGTTTAAACCCTTTATAAAAAGCTGCGTGAATAAAACTATGAGTATGGCCTTGTTCTAGTTGGTGACCCCATATCACTACTTTAGATTTATTGATAGACATTATATGTTGTCAGTTTAGTTGATATCTAAATAAGATGAAATTAGGAAAGTTTATTTTCTTGGAAGCTTACTATCAAACAAATGTCAACTGGTTTGATGAACCAGAATACTATACTGAAGAAGAAGAATCTAAAGTTAAAACCGTCGTGGATGGTATTGCTAACTTACAAACCGTAGAACAGATAACAGGATGGTTAGATAGTAATGGATTCCAGTACATTGATCAAGGTAGTTCAAGAACCGTGTATGTGGTTGATCAAGATTGGGTAATCAAGATAGCAAAAAACAATGCTGGACTCAACCAAAACCACAAGGAGTTTTCTATAACTCACAACAGAGATACAAGATACCTTGCTGCTTCTAACATTGTTTCACACGATGACTTGTTGTGGATGGTTGTTCAAAGACTTACACCTATGCAATCAGAGGAAGAGTTTGCAGAAGAAGTAGGAATGGACATGAGTACATTCTTTGATGTTGTAGATGAATCTAGAAGAGACAGAGGAGCATCCATTGAACAAGTTGTGTGTAGTATGTATGGGAGAGATAAATCACCTGAAGAACTCCAGAAAGAGTATGATGAAACAGAAGAAGAATACCACCATGAAATCTCCGATAAAGATTGCTCTGATGTTGATGTTAAGTTTTTTACTAAGAACAGAACTCTAAACGAGTTTCTTAATCTGATAGCAACTTATGATCTAGGACTAGGAGATCTTAGAAGAGTAGAACATTGGGCAAAAGGACCAAAAATACTAGATCTAGGTTGGAGCGGTGGATTTGGTGATGACTAGTAATCTACAACGATATATTTTTGAAGTTCATGCCCTCTGATGAATAAATCAACTCTCTGAGCATTACTTCCAACAACTTTTATCTCTCTGATCATAGGAATATGACCTGTTTTGATTTTTCTGTAGTATTTTAATTCTAAATTATGTTTAAAACAAAACTGTTTTAAAAACAGCTCTATACAGTCTTGTTCATTTTCTGTTAAAGAAAGTCTGAAATAATATTCATTATTACGGCTCATAGGTTCCTGTTTTAAAAAACTCTTCAAGTCTACTGTTCAAAACCTGTGGTGAAACAACGTTGTGTTCAGAAGAAAACTCATGGATCTTAAATCCTTGAAGATCTTGAGTGGGTTTTGTTTTATTGATTATATAGTAAGGGATTCTATTAGGACCACGATCAAACTTGTTTAAGAATCTTGATTCATCTTGATTGTATAAAATCTCATGTATCTTTTCTCCAGGTCTGATTCCAACTATTTTTACTTCTCTTCTATGTTTTTCTTTAAACCAGTTAAACAGGTCAGTCATTGACATTGAATCAAGTTTAGGAATCCAGATATCACCCGTTGTACCATTTAAAATAGCATTTACTATCAGTTCAACAGACTGATCCATAGTCATCATAAATCTTGTCATTCTTGGATCTGTTAAGGTAAAACTAAAGGTAGGATTCTTTAGTTGTTCCTGCAACAAAGGAATAATACTTCCCTTGCTGTTGACAACATTTCCATATCTAACTGTAAGATACTTAACTCTACTGTTTTCAACCGCTTGGTTTTGTACTAGTTTTTCAGCTAGACTCTTACACATTCCGTAGGTGTTTACAGGACTACAAGCTTTGTCAGTGGACACAAAACAAACAGTAAGATTTTTAGTATATTGCTGATCTACTAGATCAAAGTATTTTTTAACAGATTCAAGTATGTTGTTTATTCCTTCAACATTAGTTTTTACTGACTCGTAAGGAAACAACTCACAAGTATCAACTTGTTTCATAGCAGAAGCTATAATAATAACAGTAGGTTTAACAGTAAATATTATCTGTTCAACTTGTCTTAGATCTCTGATATCACAGATAGCAGTTTTTAGATTTTGTTGTTGTTCAAGACTAAACAACTGTCTGAGTTGCCATTGTTTTCCTTCATCTCTTGAACAGGAAAAAACTTTATTTTTTCTCTCTGAGAGAAAGAGTTGACATAGTTTTGTTCCAAGAGAACCCGCCCCACCAAACACTAAAATTCTTTCATTTGCTAAATTTAACATTGTTAAGGTACCAATCCATCCCAGCCAAATATAGAATCAACAATCTGAAAGTTCAATTTCTTTGGATGTACAACCCCATTCATAGCTCCATAAACAAACTTTCTAACAAAACTTGTTTTTTGTTTATGAAAATCATATGTTTGCTGATCCCAGTTTGAAGATCTACAATAGTGTAAGAAAGAGTTTTGATAAAGCTCTAATACATACTCATCTTTATATTCAGATATTAGTTCATCTGGAATGTTGTGAGTGTTGTTTCTGTCAGAAGTCATAACCCAGGTATGAGCTATTCCTTTAACTTTATTTCTTACTTCAGGATGTTTTTCAAAATAGTTGTATAAACCACCACCTGTGTCTAGAGCAACACCGTTGATATGAATTCCTTCAAGGTCTATATCTTGCATGTTTGGTAACAAAGATTTATTCATAAACAACAAGTTTGGTGTGAGATAGTAAAAATTTTCTCTTCTTTGTTTTACACCAGACATTGTAACCCCATCTTTCATATGTTCTTCAATTGAAAAAGGAAGAACCATAAAAAAGTCATTATCAACAAACCCTACTAGATCAGTATCTTGTTCTTTTACTAGTTCTGTTCTTAGAACTAAATTCATAGCATCAGCATGGTTTTTACCTGGAAGCCAGTGATTTCCAAGGTTGGTTTGTACTCTAATAGATCTACACTGAAGATTGTCAGCAACTTTTTTAATCTCTGTTGCCACATTATCTGTTGGAGCATTATTGACAAACACTATTTCATGTTTGTCTTTTAGAAAGAATTTAAAACTTTCAACTTGCATCTGCATTAAATCAGGTCTGTTAAAACAAATACTATATAGTTTTACTGTCATGGTCTCTTGTCCATATTGTGTCTTAACATGAAGTTTTTGTGATCTAAAAACTGTTCAAACAGAGTTTTAGTGTTGAATCCTGACTTAAGAACTCTGTTGATTGTTTTTTCATGTTTTATTGGTTTAACAGTTTTTTTGAACGGTGTTTTCTCAAACTGTGATAACATGGTTGTTATCATCTCTACTAGTTGAAACTTTGATACAAACTCAGGGGAACCAAGTTGTATTATCCTTGGTGAATGCCAGTCAATTGTTATTAAGTTTTCAACTATTCTTGCTAACTCTGTGGTTAACACACCGTTCCAGAGATGGTTTGAATATCCGTCAAGAACTTCTTTGTTTTCTCTTAAAACCCACTCAACTAATCCTTTGTTGTTTTGTTCTTCAATTCCTATGATGGAAGTTCTTATAACAAGAGCTCCTAGTTTCCAACACTGTTCACCAACAGATTTTGATATTCCATAATCATCGCAACTATCTGTTTGATCTGATATTTGATATGAACTACCAGGAGTTAAATTACCAGAAAAAACACAGTCAGAACTCAAGTGTATTACTTTGGTATCTTTAAATGTTGAAGTTAACCAGATAGGAAACATACCATTAGTTTCTAAATGATCTACTAGTTGACCTTCGCGCTGTTTAATAAGTCCTATGCAGTTTACAACATAGTCAGGTTGTTCTTTCAACATCATTTCATGAACAGAAGAAATAGTAGCACCAATGGAACAAGGCTTGTTTCTTGAAACCGTTATGACTTCAAATTTTCCTTGATCTAAAAGATATTTTGATATAGCATGTCCTGCCATACCTTTTGATCCAAGAACCGCTATCTTACCATTCTTCATCGCGTTGTTTTACCTTTACATAAACCATAGAAGTGTTACAAAGAGTTCCTACTTCTTCAATTTCCCAATGTTCTCCACAACATGTTTTTACAAGATTCATAAGGGTATAAGGACTATACCAACATTTATGATCTGGATGTACTACTTCAGTAAACAATGCTCCACCTGAAGCTAATTTTTCATACTTACTATCATTCCATACCTTTGAAGGTTCTGTCATCAATGCATTTGGAGCAGTGATAACAAGTGTTTTAAACTTACAGAACAACATGAGTTTTTCCATGAAATCTCCAGCGTTTAAAACATGTTCAATAGTTTCTGGGACGAGAACAACATCAAACTGTTCTTTCCCTAGAGTTGTTAGTTCTGTATAATATCTACCACCGCAAAAAGCGTGTAGATCTTGTAAACCCTCAACGTTTGTGTCTACTCCTACAAGTTCTTTTGTATGTTTACTAAGTGTTATATGGAGGTTACTGTTAGGATCAAAAACAGGCCAATCAACGCACCCTATGTGTAACACTTTCTTTCCTTTAACTAAGTTAATAAACCATTCAACTCTATCTGTGTTCAGTTGTTTTAATTCAATTGTTTGATCGTAAAATCCCATGTTTCATTATTCTTTTCTATATTCTTTATGATTTTTATCTAATGCAAGTAGTCTCTTCTTGAATGGTAGATGATCCCAAGATTCAGGAAAACAATAACTTGGTGACAGTTTTACTAAAGGTCCTTTATAATCAGTTAGATACCTGTTCCAGTGTGATTCATCTTGCCAAACAGCTATGATGTTGTTTGTTAAATCTGCTGTAACACCTGAAGAACATTCTCTAACGGCTGTTAAAAATGCTTTAGATGTACCACCTTGAAACCCCCCAGCAAAATAAAATCTACCTTGGTCTGGATGGATGTAAGCGTAACTTTGAGGATTTGTTTCATAGGTAAACTCTTCTCTTGGTTTGTTATAAAACCCAGGATGAATTGTTGCTGTAAGTCCTGGCCCTAATATTTCTTCTCCTACCTGATCAACAAACAACATGTCAACATCAGAATAAAAAACATAGTCATAGTTTTCTAGGTCTTGTTCTATAGATTTAAACATGTTGTATCTCAACAAGGTCATCATAGGCCAAGGTTTATGTTCTATCTGTTTAAAAAACAGAGAACATATGTTTTTGGGATAGTAGTTTGTTTGTAACTCTATTAGTTTCTCATGATCAAGTTTATCATGGTTAGTAAACAGATAAACATCAATTTTATGATCTGTTAAAAACCATCTATCAACAGACTCAAGTAGTGGCTTAACAAAATCAATATATTTGTTTGTAGCAATCAAAAGTAAAGCAATTGTTTTTTTAGTTTTCATTAAATCCTTTATCGGTTGGATCTGTTAAAATTGCAGGTTGTTGACACTGCAAACAAAGATCACCTTTTTCTTCTGATTTCAATATGGTTGTTGATACGTGACCACTACAACAAATCCAGGTTGGATGATCATACCAAGCATCAGGTATAAACATGAATAGTTTTTCACCTGATTTAATGAATGATTTTCTTCTATTTTTTAATTGTTCCGTATTCATTATTGTTTAAGGCTATAATCTGTTTAACACAGTTTGATAAAACTCTTGGTGACATTGGGTTATAGTTCGGGTTATGAACGCTTGTATAATCAACTAAAACATCTGGAAGATTTGCTAGTTTATATCCTGCTATCATAGCAGAACTCCACAACCAAAGATCTTCTGCCATTGGAAACAACTGTTGATAACCACCAAGTTTATTTAAAATAGAAGTTCTAAACATAACCGAAGGATGAGCTATTGGGTTATGTCCTTTCAACAACCATTGTTCTATTTCAGAATGTTCAGTTGGGTTACAAGTAACACTCATAGAATCCCAAGTTCCAGTTTTAACTAGGTTGATTTGAGTTCCAAGAATGTCTATTTCAGGATGTTCTTCCAGAAATGTTAGCTGTTTAATTATTTTTGTTTTATACCACTTATCATCACTATCTTGTCTTGCTATCAGAGAACATCCTTCTTCTGAAAGAAACTGCAATCCCTTGTTTAAAGCAGGGACAATTCCTTTGTCAGAATATAGAACATGGAGACTTCTTTCATCTTGTTTTGTGTTGGCAGGAAAATAAGATAATATTTTTATTAATGTATCATCTATGCAATCATTTAATACCAAACAGATACAGGTTTTAACTTTAGCGTGAGTACAGCTTTGTACAACTGATTCAAGACTTCTGATAATTGTTTCTTCTGCATTATGTACAGGAATTAAAACACCTAGTTTTTCATTTCTTAACATGATTTTGTATATACCATTGTAAGGTAGAAACAATTTCTTGTCCAACGTTGTATTTAACATCTTGGATCTGAGGCTGTGTACATAAAGTTTCTTTTATATCTCCGTGTCTTTCAGGAAAAAACTGTACAGAGATTTCTTGTTGAATTTCTTCTCTAATCAAAGAGAGAATTTCAAACACAGTAAAATTTACACCTGACCCTAGATCTTTTGTTTGATACATGTGATGTTTAATCAATGAAAAACAATCTTTAACAACTTGGTTACAAACTTTATCAACAGAGATGAAATCTCTTTTTTGTTCACCTGTTCCATAGATTTTTAGCGGTTGACCTGTTGCTAAAGCTTTTCCCCAAGAAGAAATCAGATTTGGATATTTTCCATCTGGATTCTGTCTTTTACCAAAAACATTAAAAGGTCTGTAACAGATGGTTTTAACATGATGTTTAAAACTATAAAACTCCAGATAGTCTTCTATTGTTCTTTTTTGGATAGCATAAGGACTAGAACAGTTTGTTGTAGCTTTTGTAGCAGCACTATAAACAGCACTTGAAGAGAACCACAAAAACAACACAGGTTTATGTTTTCTTGTCATTACCCTATCAATAAACTGTAAAGTTTCTGTCACGTTTCTAAAGTTAGATTCCAGTGGATTTTCTACTGTTTCTGGTACACTGGTTTGTGCAACCAAACTGATGACTATATCAAACAGTTCTTCTGTGGTTTGAATAAAAGTTACCATATCAGTTTCAACAAACACAAGTTTTTCTGATACTGGTAAGTTTTCTTGCTTTCCTGTTATAAGATTATCAACAACCCAAATCTTGCTTACATTTTCTTGTTCTAATAGTTTTTGTACAAGGCAAGAACCAATAAAACCTGCTCCACCTACTACCAAAATATTCATGGATCACAGACTATCAAGCCTTGGATCATCATGTAATTCAAGTAGAAGATTTACATGAGGGCTGTTGTTTTTAATCTTACGATACTGATCAATATCAACTACTTGATCTTGTTCAACAAACAACCTGTTGAGTTCTTCAGCCGTTATGTTGTTGTTATGTTTATTTAAACAGGTTGTTTGCACTCTGTTAGCTGGAATGTTGATTATCTTACTGTTAAAATGATAACACAATATTTTGGTACGATAATCAAACACGCCTCTGTTACAAGTTTCAGCTAGGATACTTTCAAGTGAGTTTGGATTATTAAATTGTTCTTTTAACTTAAACACAATCGGTTTGATAAAACTAGCTGAGAATACATGCCCATCAAGTGACATTGGATACCCCCAATCACCTTCTGCATGTTTCCAATTAAATTCAGCTAGGTTACCACATGAATAATTGTTATTTAACACTGTATAGTTTGGTGGTTTTATTACATGGGTTCCTGTTGGATAACAATAGTTGATATGTTCAGATAGTCTTAATGATAAACAAAATATTTCTTTGTTTGTTAACAAAAGTTGTTCAAGTTCTTGATCTAACCACCATGTTTCCTTAAACATAATATCATCCACAAGAAACATAACAAGATCTGTTTCAGAATTACACGTTTCTAATAACTTACAAACCTGTTCTGAAAACGATTGTTCTTTTATAAAATTAAATTGTTTTAAACACGAATAAAAACTCATTAATTTTTGATAACCTGTTTCAAACTCAGGAGTTGAAGCTTTCCAAATAATATTGGTCCTACCAAGATTTCCAACTCCTCTTACATTTTGAGACCAACTTCTTAACAAAGCTTCAAGTTGACAAGCTCTGTCTTTTGAGAAAATAATAGTATTAAGCATTGATAGTTGTTAACCATTCTTTGATAACTTCTGGGTGGTTCATGTTGATTTGTTTTATAGAACAAAGTTTTGAACCATCCCAAGGTTGATGAAACACCCAACCTCCAGTTCCTTGTTCAAGGTTTTTAGCGGTTTGTTTAATTTGTTGATCTGTCACTTCTGACCAATTTAAACCAGGGAAAAACGGGTTTTGAGTTTCATCAGTTGATTCATTATACAAAGAAGGCCAAAACTTAGTCCAAAACTCTCTGTAGTGTTTTATTTTTCTTTCAATGTTCCACCAACTATAATGAAACACCCCTGGAGTATCAGCTAACATTATGTTAAACCAACCTTCATATAGGTGAGCAGCTTTTTCATTTGTGATAGCCGCTTGTCTTAAGTTCATAACTTGTTCAGTTAAATGCATTACAGAACAATCACACGGCACAGGTACTAGTGAATCAGAATATATATAATCACAACCATCTGTTCCATGTTTGGCAAATAATAAACCATTTTTATCATAGGTTCTAAACCTACCTGGAATGCCGTGGGTAATATTTTTATCATTGATTGAAAATCTCCATTTCCAAGGATTTACATCTATTCTAGTCTTACCACTAGAACCCCAAAACTCAACCACTGGTAACCCTATCAAACTATAGTTATTCCAGTTGTATGAACGTCCAAGTTGTTTTATTAACAAAGAATGTTCTTCATGAACTATTTCATCAGAATCATTCTGCCACACTAAATCACCTTTACAGATACTTCTAGCAGCAGCTTTTGACTGTCCATCTAACACCCCACAGTTTCTAACTGTCCAATCCCAAGGTTGATGAACTATTTTTACTTTTTTATTGAGTTTAAAAACTTTTGTTAGTTCATCAACAGTATGAGTTGTTTCAGATGTATCAAACACTATTACTTCATCTGAAAAATTTAAAAGTGATTTTATTGATTCTTTGATAGGATAACCCATCTTGATAGAATCTCTTGAGGTTAAATAAGAAGATATTAACATGTTGTTCTTTCAAGGACAGTGAGTAGTGTTTTTATATTCACAATATGTACAGTTGTTTTTGTTTTTTGGATATAAACCTTTTTTAACATATGACAACATTGTTTTTAGTGTTGTCATAGCGTGTTCTAAAGTTTTTGGTCCTACACTAACAGAAACCAACTCACATCTTTTGCCGTCTTTTTTTGGAAGTCTTTTCAACAAAACAAAACTACATTTTATATCTTTTAGATCTATTCCAAGTTTTTGAGAAACAAAATGTTTATATAAAGCCAACTGCATGATTTTGTTTGGATCTGTTTTCTTTTTAAAATCCCACCCCCATCCAGTTGTTTTCCAGTCTATAAGATGATATTCATATTCATCTGGTTTACCTGTTTTAAGTCTTGATGATTTTGGTACTTTAATAATTCCGTCAACAAATCCTTTAAAAGATCTTTCTTTGTTAAGACCTGTTTCTCCAATAGTTTCAAACAACTGTTCTTCGGAACTAATAAAAGTCCAGTCCTTAAAGTTTTCATCTAAGAAACTTGGAACCTCTTCAAGAATAGGTTTAATAGTGTCGTGAAACTCTTCAGGTTTCACAGTTATATTATTTTCTGTTAGTTTTTCCTGAAACTTTTTGATTGTTTCTTCTATATCTCCCAGATGCCTAGTCTTTAAAAACTCCTGTAAAACATCGTGGATTGTATGACCAAATATCGTGTGTTCAGAAGGTTTATCAAGAGAGATTTTATCAATGTATTTTAATTTGTGCCTAAAATTACAACCAACCCAGATTACTAGTTCAGAGTATGAAACATGTTTTTTTAGGTCTTCTTCAGGAACAGATGTTAAAACTGTTAAATGATGAACTTTCTTTTCTTCAAGCAGTATGGATTCTGACATTAGTATTAGAGTTTAAGTTTATGATGAAATCCGTTATGGAGTAATTCCCAAAATTTTTCTTGTTTGTTTTTTCTGAGATAGTTTTGTAGTTCATCAACGGTTGAATCTTTAAACCATGCTTCATCTTTATGAAGGACATTGTCATTAAGATATAGTTGAAGACCTAACAACTTAGCTTCTATTACAAGTCTTGGGCAAGTATCAAAATCTAAAGGTTTAAACACAAGTCCTGTGAACCCAGCTAGTTTTCTGATAAATGAGTTATAGTCCATTGCTGGAATGGCTTCAAACTGTTTGTTATGAAGTTTACACCAAGCCATTGATTCTTTTATTCCTTTGATCCAAGATCCTGATCCAAGAACAGCTAACTTGTTTGTTTCTTTAACAGATTTTCTTTCACAGTCTCTCAAAAGATCTAACTGTTCATCAGAAAAACAAGAACTTAGAACAGTAGACTTTGATCTTAGTTCTATCCCAAGATTTTTTTCATATAGATCTATCTGTTTTTCAGCCATCCAAAATACATGTTTAGCAGATGAATAAAACTCAGACATTAACCTTCCGTGATCTGTGTTTTTACAGTCACAACTAATACCTTGAGTTTGAAGAAAATGAAGTTGTTGAGATCTATAAGCACAAAACTTTAGATCATATTCTACTATCACATAATCTAAAGATTTTGTATCTGTTAGATGTTTAATGATGTCTGCATCTACTAAACTAAAGTTACAAAAAACCAACAATGGTTTTTCTTTTCTTGTTGACAAGTTTTTTATCATCTTAGGGGTTAAAGATACGGAGTGTATCTTAGCTGTATTTTCTGGACAGGAATCTATGATTGCTTGAGTTGTTAACTCAGCTCCACCAGCAATTTCTTCTTTAAAGAAATCCGTAACAAACAAAGTTGTTACGGATGGAAGAATATAAAACTCTACTGGTGTTCCCTTGAAAACATTTTTTGATGGTGTTTGTGTGTTCATCGTTGATAATGACAATTGTTCTCTGATTTTTATCGGATTTACATTCCAGAAACAATTTTTACTTGTTCTTCTTTTTGAGAAACCAACCTCTGTTAGTTTCTCAGCAAAACTATTCGTTCCATATTTAGAAAAATGTTGAATGTTTTTTACTTTTTCTAGCCAGAGTTTTCGTAGTTCCATTAAATCTTTTAACAAAACAAACTCTTGTTTATCTTGTTGAGTTTCTAACAAACTAAAAAACTCTTTGTCAAAACTATCAAGTTGTGTTGTATATGATTCAACATCAAGATTTTTCTGTGTATGAAAAGTGTTTTTTATGAATTTAACATAGTTTTCATTAAACTTTGAAAGATCTTTTTTATAACAAGGAATCTTAACAACTGATTTAACAGTAGCAATAAGTTCTTGTTCTGAATAAGAGTCTGGATCTGCTACACAACTAGCTATTTCTGTTGCTGAATCAAGGATTTGATCAGGGCTTGTTATTTTACCTGATATCTTCCTTTGAGCTAACACTTTAAAAATAACAGTATTTCTTTGTCCTACTGGAATGAGTTGTCCTGAACTTAGTTTCTCTTCTATTTGTTTAACAGTTAAAACTGTCCAGTTTTCTGCATTGACATCTACAACAGATTGTTTTTTAACAGTTTTTACTAGACTAGATCTATCTTTTTTTGAAGCTGTTCTGTTTGATTCAAGTAGTTCAACTACCCAACTAGGTAGATCAGCTATTTGTTCTGAATTTAAAACACTGTAGATATTACCTGTTTCATGTCTACTTGGTGGAACAACCACATAACCATTCTCACCTCTTATATCAACTCTTGGAGCTAACAATCCAACAGAGTTACTAACACGTTTATCACTCCAAAACCATAAGTGAATACCATCTGGTTTACCTGTTTTATATGAAAATGTTTTTGGTAGTTTATCTACTAGTTCAGGACAAGGATAGTCAATGTCTATCACTACAAGATATTTGTTGTTTAAACAGGATCTTCTTCCTGTTAAAACTCCTATGTTATGTGGATTAGGGCAGTGGTTAAACCATTGTTCTATTTTTTCTTTGTCTTTTCTGGACGAGAACTTCCAGAAAAACTTCCTTGTAGGATGCTTACCTCTACTGGTACATTCTTTTTTCTTGCAGGTACAGAAGCCGTTACAAGTCCCTTCAAGGGGGAGACAGTACAATCCATGGTCATATATGTGTTTCTTAAGAACTTCTAGCAACAACTCTCCCTAACCTCTCCTACTATGAATAGGATTACACTAGACGGTTGTATAACGAGCAAACAAGATAGATTTTAACTTGTTATTGATCATGAGCCTTCAACGTAGATATAGTCCATTGTAGCTGCGGCACTAACTCCGTTGTTACCTGCTAATGCTATTGCTAGACTAGCATCAGGACCAAAAGTATCAGCAACAGTATAAACCCAAGTCCAAGTTCCATTAGCTGGAGGGGTTGTTGTTGTACCTCTACCGTACCACCAAACAACTGTTCCTCCTCTTCTTTCTACTGCTACCCAATCTTGACCGTCTCCTACAAGGTTACCTATGTTAACAACCGCACCACCCGTATTATAAGCACCATATGATAGAGTATCAGCTCTGATTCTACAGTATAAAAATCTGTTGTTTGATTCTCCTACAAGACCAAACTTTAAAAATGTTGTGTTATCCCCTCCGGTTATAGAAGCAACTCTTCCATAAACTCTAACATCTGTACCAAACGGTACTATTCCTTTAACTAAAACTCTAGGACCAGTATAGTTTCCAGGTTGATAAGCTCCGGTTTGCCCTAAACCATATGATACTGTTGCGGCGCCTGTTCCTGTGTTTACAGAAGCCATTCCACTGCCTGTTAATATAGTTGCTGTTGATAGATTGTTTAATATGGGACCACCACCGCCAGAACTAGAACCTGATATTGCAGTAGCTCCGGTAGGAAGGATATCAATTGTTATGTTAGGTCCAGCTATAAAAGCTGGAGTTCCATCTGAAAGAGATTGTAAAGAACCTGACATACCAGCACTAGCAATAAAGTTTCCTGAACTTACTAAGCTCCCTAGAGTTGTTACGCTGCTAGAAAAATATGCACTACCACCAGCAGAGAATTTATTTAATGCTCTAACGTTTCCTGAAATAATTAATTCATCACCAAACACTGCTTTTTTAGTTGAACTACCAGAAACATAGAAATAAACGTCAGCACCAGCATTGGTAGCAAAAAACAAAGCATTTCCTGTTATAGAAACAGAAGATGTTGTTTGAATCTGGGTTCCACCTGATTCTTTCCAAGGGCTGGGATCACTGGCAATAACAGAACTTGAAACCTCTATCTGACCAAGAGAGTTTGTTACAATGTTTATTCCAGAGTTTCCGATCATGTAAGGAATTCCAGAGGAAAGTCTTTGAAGAGAACCAGAAACTCCTGCTAGAAGTTTTAAGTTTCCTGAAACAAGTAAATCTCCTCCAAACACTGCTGCTTGAGGAGAAGTACCACCAAGAGAACCTTTAGCCCCTGAAACATAAAAGAAAACATCTAAACCAATAGCAGAAGTATTAAAAACTGTACTAGTAATTCCACCTTGTAAGTTAGAAGCTGCATCAACAGGATAAATTAATAGTCTGTGTGCTCCTAATGCTGAAGAAACAATAAATTTTTCTACTCTGACTTGGTTAGCTCTAAAATCATATGCCATACTAGTTTAAAGTAAATATTGACTAAACAAGATTAATGTAGTTGATGTTCCTTTTATAATTTGTTGAGAAACTCCCGGTCAGAAAAGCTCCGTCCGTTGTTATGGAACCAGAAATAAAACTGATTCCTAAATCTAAAACAGGATCATACAAGCAGAACTTACTAACGCTGGGATTGACGGAACAAGAAGGGGTTAGGGATTGTGAGATTGTGTATAAACTATCTACTGTTATTAAACCAGCAGTACATTCTCTGTATGAACTACCAGACAACACAGTGGTTGGGTAACCATAGGATGAGTTTACAGCATAGTATTTAAACCATCCTGTAAAGTTAGCAGAAGTTTGAATGATAAAATTTAAGTTGGTTATTTCATATAAAACATAACCAATGTTTTCTTGCCCTGAAGCGGGGACTATTTCAACAACCGTATGAGGTTGAGTTGTGAAACTGGTTGTAAAGTTATGGATATATTCTGTCTGGTTATTAAACTGGATATATCCTTCTTCGTATTCGGCGTAGTAAACACTTCCTGTTACTCCAAGATTTGATTGACAAGGAACAGACAAATAGTTTCTGTCAAACACCATTCTGTTGATGTCATATTTCTTATCTAGATTTAAAACAACAGGTTTATGAAGACCTAGTTTTGGATAGGTTTTTCTAAAATGAGATCTGTTAAGGAAGGTTAGTTGAGACACATGTTAAATATGTGTCTTTGAGAAAGGAAGGATTAAAGGATCTTAGCAGCTTCAGTAGCTAGTAGACTTCTTTCACCTTTTGTAAGTGTAACGTGACCAGCAAGAGGTGAATCTTTGAATTTTTCAACCGCAATAGTTAAAGCGTTGGTTGTAGCATCAACAGACAGGTTGTCTATCTGTTCTATGTCTCCCGTTAAAACAATCTTACTGTCTTCACCGCATCTTGTTATGATTGTTTTAAGTTCATGTCCTGACAAGTTCTGTGCTTCATCAATGATAATAAAAGCTTTTGGAATAGATCTTCCTCTGATGAAGGCAATAACTTCTATTTCAATCAAACCTTTATCCATAAGATGGTTTAAAGTTTCTTCTGTTGACTTGGATTTTGTTCCATCACCGATTAAGAATCTTAAGTTATCTTTGATTGGAGCTATCCAAGGTTCCATCTTTTCATTTATGTCTCCAGGTAAGAAACCTATGTCTTTACCCATTGGATGAACTGGTCTTGAAACAAGAAGTGATTTAAAGTTTCTAGAACCTCCCAACACTTGTTCATATCCAGCAGCAATAGCACATAAAGTTTTACCTGTTCCTGCGGTACCAATTAAACTTACTAGTTTTACACTGTCATCTGTTAACAGATCAAGAGCAAAGTTTTGTTCTTTGTTCTTAGCTTTTAGTTTACCAGCAGATAAACTATCACCTGCTAGCCTGATATGGTCATATGGTTTTCCACCGCATCTTAAAACAGCACTCTGATTTGTTATTGTGTTTTTAATCACAATAAACTGGTTGGGATAAAGTTTGTTATCCCCAACATAGTCAAGAACACTTATTGGATTGGTGTATAGTTTATTTATATCATAGAACTCTTCTGCAAGGTGCAGACAGCCAGAGAATATTTGATCAGCCGTATCTGTTGCTTTTATTTTTTTATAAGGTTCTACAGCTATCCCCATTTGTTTAGCTTTGACGTTTAGAAGAATATCTTGACTAACTAGGACACAAGCAGTCTCAGGATTTTTTCCTTGTAGAGCTAAACAAAATTCAAGAATGATGTTGTCAGCATTTCCTTTTAGAACATCTGGGTCTGTTCTAAAAGCTAGGTTAGTCTCGGTCACGGAAAGATTTCTTAAAGAAAGAATGAATAGTCTTCCACCTAGATCATTGATTGGTATTCCATCTTTTGGATCTTTGGTAGGATGTTGTTTCATCAAACCATCTAGTTTTCTTACTGTTTCTCTTGCCTCTTTACCTGCTTCATCTTGTCTGGTTTTATGTTTGTCTAGTTCTTCAACAACAATAAACGGAATCACTACATCGTTTTCTTGAAAACTTGTTATAGCGTTTCCATCTGATAATAAAACATTGGTGTCAAGTACATATATTTTTTTTGTTTTTTGTTGCATGGCTTTCTTTCTGACTGAGAATCCAAAAAACAAAAGGCAAGAGATTAGTTCTCTTGCCTTGTTTTCTGTTGTGTCATAACACACTTATTTAACTAGTGTGTTAAAACTCTTATCAAGCTGTTGGAGGAGTTGGTTGTTCTTCTTTTTTTGAAGATCTCTTCTCTACTCTTGATGCCTTGGTTGCTTTGTCTGAAGCAAGAGCTGCTTTACGCATCTCTTTACATGCTTTTTCTACTGCTAGCAATCCAAGTCTAACTCTAACACCCGCAGAACAGTTATGTTTTTCAGAGTTTTTCTTAACGTCTTTTTCAAGAGAAGTAAAAGCGGCCCTTAGTTCTTCATAAAGTTCTAATACTGATTTGGTTTCCATAGTTGTATGTTTTTCCTTTAGTTTACTTATACAACTTTTGGGTGTGAATGTTTAACGGTTGTGTGAATAAAACAAATCAAAAAGGAATTTTCCAACAGTTGTTACAATCCCTGTTAAAAGCAACCAAAACAACTTGTCAAAATTCTTTTTGAATTTGATGATAGTTTCAAGCTCGTTCAAGTTTTCTCCACCTATTTCTTTCATCTTAATCAATATCTTTTTTGTGTCTTCATTGTTTGTTTCTTCCAGTTTTGCTACTGAAGTTACAACTCTGTCAACATTAGTTTCAAGAGATTTAAAATCAAGTCTAAGGTTTTCTGTATCTTGTTTAGCTCTGACAGCGTTTTCTTTTATTATGTTTATGTGTTCAGTACGTTCTTGTACGTTGTCAGCTATCTGAGCTTTTTGATTGGTTTCTAGATTTTGTAGACGAGCGTAAATGCCAGTGTTTGGTTCATTTAGTTTTGTTTCAAGAGTTCTTACATTAGCAATGCCTTCTGTTATTTGCCTATTTATATAAGCCATTTCCGTTGCAAGTTTTTCCATCCCCTCCGGGCCTTTTTTTACTGTTGTCTTGATCTCTTGAAGTTCTAACAAGACTTTTGTTGTCAAATCTGTAGCTGGCATATAAAATATATAGAAAACATGAAAACTATGTTCATTCCTAACAACACTATTGTAGAAGATTATTTTCTACCAAACCTGTTGCAGCTAGAAGAAACTATATTCAAAAATCAGAAACTTTTGTCCGAAAACACGGGAGTTTTAAAAACTAAAAACTATCAAACAATTTTAAAACTTTTGAAACCTCAATCAAGAAAAGAATATGTTTTAAACTCTGTAGTTATAAATGAACTATTAAAAGTAGAAAATCTAGCAGCAGAAGGTTCATACTATACTTTGTTGGGTTTGGTTTCTGATCTATCATATGAACAACTAGAAGATCAAATAAAAAAACATATTGAACCTGTTACTGTTCAAACAATAGAAAAATTAATAGAGCAAGAAACTCAAGGTTATCCTGTTTTTACAAAAGTTCTGAAAACAATAATAGAACTAGCAGGACTTGAATATCAAATAGTCTTAACAGAAGAAACAACAAAAACAGATAAATTTTTGATAGAAGTTAAAAGTGGTTATTGGTTTGATTCTCTTAAAAGTCCACCATGTTTTAAAAACTGGGTTTCCAATCAACCAACAAAACTTTTACTTGTAGATGGTTCTGTTGAACGTGTAAGTGAGTTGGAAAATATTTTTTTAAAAACAACAGAAACAAAACAACCTTTGTTGATTATAGCACAAGGATTCAGTGAAGAAGTTATTGCAACCGTTTTAACAAACAATGAACATGGAAGATTTAATGTATGCTTACTAAGAGTTGATCCAAGCTTAGAAGGTTTAAATGTTTTAAATGATCTTGCAGTAATATCTGGGGCTGACGTTGTTTCAGCTTTAAAAGGCCAACAGATAATTTGGATAGACTACCACACACTTCCAGTTGTTGAAGGTGTAACTGTTAATGCTTTAACTAAACAAGTTTGTTTAACTAATAGCTCAACAGAACGTGGAGTGATAGAAACAGTTAATCAACTGATTTTAAAAAGAGATAATACAAACTTACCTGACATTAGAAATCTTCTTGATAAGAGAATTAAAACACTTTTATCAAAAACAGTGTTGGTGAAACTTCCTGAGCTTGATGAACTAACAATAAAACAATATAAAACAATAACCGAAACAACTTTAAGAAAAATTAAAACTTTATTGACAAACCACTATGGTGTTGTCAATAGTAAAGGTATTAAATTAATTGGAATAGAATCAGATAAAAAAACAATTGTACCAGTTTTGTCATTGAAACTGGGTTGGTGGTTTGGTCAAAATCTTAAGAGAATGTTGTTGGATAAAACTGGTGGGGTTGTTTTGATTGATGATTAAGAAGTTGGAAAACCAGGAGGGGGTTTGTTTTTCTCTGCTAGTTTGTTTAAGACTTCTATCAGATCTTGTTTTGGTAGTTTGATAAGTTTTACTATCTCGCTGTCAGGAAGAGGTTTGCCAGATAGATCTCTAAAGTTTATAATCATCTGACCACTGTCTTCTTTAGTGGCTTGTTTAATAACTTCCAGTCTTTCTGGAGTGGTTGGTTTGGTTGCAAAATCCGCTGGTATACTAACAGGGGTTGGTTCTGTTGGTGTTCCTTGTGGTTCAGAAACAGGTGGTTGTTCAGTTGTAGGCGCAGGAGGGGTTATTGGTTTTGGTAAAGCTTTACCATAGTTTGATAACTCTCCTAGTTGTTTATAACTTAGTTTTGTTATCTCATCCGCAAATGTTTTAAGGTTGATCATGGAACCAATAGAAGGTTTAGTTCCACCTGAACCCACAAACTGTAGAAGTTTTGACAAAGTTGTAGGTTCAATTCTACCAACAATCATTTGTTTAACTTTAAGTTGTGCTTGAGCATCTAGTGTGGTACTTAGAGGTTCGTCGGGTGTTTGTTTAGCTGTTTCAAGTTCTTGTGAGTTTATTACAAGTGGCAGATCTTGCACCAAAAATTCATAAAGACTATCATAGATGAATGTAATTTTACTTGAAAGTCTAGTTGCAGAAGTGTTGAAAGTGTTTAAAAATCCTTTGTTTCTAATCATGTTAAAAACTTCTGCATTGGTTTTTGTTATCAACTTGTTTAGTTCTTGTAGTTGAGGATAACTGTCTAAGATCTTTTTTAGTTGACCAACCGCTTGTTGAAGTTCTTGTATGTTTTCAGTTGAAACCTTTTCTTGTAAAAACTCAAGTTGTTCTTGTAATAATGGGTGTTTAGCTGATTCAAGAACTAGTGCAAGTTTTTGTTTAGTTTTTTCACTAAGTTGATTTATCTCTTGTTCTAAAGCTGGATTGTTAATTGAGAATTTAAACCATTGATTTTTACTTTCAACAACTAGTTTTCTTTCTTCATTAACAAGATCTGATAGACAAGCATAACAGTTGAATATCTCAGCTAGAAAATATAAAGTTTTATCTTGGCTTCCTTCTGATACTGATTCAGCTAGTTGTTTCCAAAGTTTGTTAACATGTTGTTTTGTTTCTGGAAGTTCTGAGGTTTCAGCTAAAACTTTCTCTGTTAACTCTAGTTGTTCCGACAAACAAACTTGTAGTTCTTCTATGTTGTCCATGAAGAAAGTGTTGTTTTCTAAGAACAGTCTGTTAAATTCTGTTTCTTGTTTTAACTTATCAAACTTTATTTGTTCTTGTAATTGCATCTTATCTAGCCTATAATTATACTACCTTAACAAATGACTGAACCACAAAAAAGGAAATTGTTGAACAGTTCATCTGTTGTAATGAAAACAATCATCAGGCAACCAGATGAACAACAAATTGTTTCCTTGCAAGAAGATGAACAACCACAGAAAAAAGTATTAAACAAATATCATCTTCCTGTTCTTTATATCAATGATCAAACTCAATGGGAAAACAATGAAAAAAAACAACCATTTACAGATGAACTAGCTAAAAAAACTTGTCTAGAAAACTGTTGTGGTTACCAAGGATTAAAATGTGCCTGTTGTATGTTAGATCCAAATGATCTTGAGCATGTTTTAGGACGTGTAGATGAACAATGGATTGAAAACATAAGGAACTGGTTTAAGAATACAAAAAAGATCTTTTTATCTAGAGAAGATATAGTAATAGATTATGAGGAAGGAAAACTTCTTGGAGAAACTTGGTTCAATGACCATCCAGTTTTCAAAAATGAAAAATCATATCCTATGTTACGTATACAAGTTTATGGACAAAGATTTGTCTGTAAGTTTTTAAATGTTAAAACAGGAATATGTACAATCTATTCACAAAGACCTGACATGTGTAAAGACTATTATTGTCAGTATGTTAAAAGTAACTTCTTGGTAAGAACAAGACAAAATCCAAACAGATACACAAATTTAAGACCTATGGTCAAAGAGAATGAAAACACCACCAATGACAACTGAACTGTTAAAAACAAAAAAGAAGCATAAGAAAAAAAACACAGGTTTAGAACCAGAAGTTTTAACACCTGTCAATCCATTAGATCTTTGGTACTCCCCAGAGAAAAAAACAATAGGTAAATCAGAACTGTTTAAATGGTTAAAAGAAACAGCTATGTCAAAAAAGTTTGATGAACAACAACAAATAAAACTGTTTGTTGGAACCGATTCAAATATCATGGGGCTGAGATTCAGGTTTGTTTCAGTTGTTTGTTTGTATGTTGTTGGTAAAGGTGGAAACTATTTTTATTCTGTAGACTGGAAACCAAGGGAACTTTATAGAGGCAACCAACAGAAAAGAATGTTTGAAGAAGTTGCTGTAAGCATTGAACTAGCAAATGAAATACTAGATGTTGTTGGATTAAAACCTGAAATACATGTTGATGCTTCACCCAAGGAAGCGAAAGAGTTTACCTCTAGTTTTTCTGACAATCTTAAATCTTATGTTGTAAGTTCTGGTTATGACTGTAAACTAAAACCAGAAAGTATAGCTGCCTATACAATTGCTGATAAACATACGAGATGATAACCAATAAACTAAAACTACTATGACAACACCTGAACATAAAAAAGAAGTCCTGAAATCAAAAATAGAACAAGAAGTGTTTAAACTCGTTAATCTAATAACAGAAGGCACTTTTGATTTTGTAAACGTTAAAACTATCACCGAGAGAAAGA